TTATCTCACTTCCTTTCTAGGGTCTTACGCCCTTTAAGATACATCTTCGTGTTCTATCCCATTCTGTAAACAATGGGTCGGGTGCTGTTTCGCCATTCTCGGCAACTATTATTCCGTACCTTTCGTGAATTAAGGTGCCGTAATTAGCGCAATTGTAAACTGCGTTCATACTTATTCCTAACCGGTCAGTTATCTCTTTGGATGTAAATGCGCCGACATAATCCGCACCGTCAAACAAATCATACAGTCTTAACTTAGGCATTAGCTGTCCTCCTTGGAAAGTAATTGTTTTTCAAGTTCATCAAAGTTATAGTTTCGCTGCTTAAAGCTGTTAAAACGGTTATTAGAGGGGTTTGCTCTCGGCTTGGTACTTGTAGGCTTTTCGTTCAAATAGCTTTCAAATTTAACGCCGAACAATGTTTCCGGGCGTAAATACTTCTGTCGCTCCGTGTCTTTCCAATCGGCTACTTTGTTATCAATAACCTTTTTGAAGTCATCTACCGTATAACTCGGATTTTCGTTAAAACGTGATTTTATCAGCCTTTTAGTCGATACCGTTGAGGGTAAAAACTTTGTACCGGCTCTCTCATTAAGATATGCTATAATCTCCGTGTACGGAATGGGTGCGTCCTCGCTCTTAGCCGTGGGGATATTATTACTAATCTTATCTTCTCTAATCTTATCTAATCTCGGTTGCGGTTCTGTATCATTTTGTTTACAAACTGTATCGGGTTTGGCTACAATCTGTTTACAATCCGTTACAATACGGTTTTTCTCGGTATATGAGCCATTTTCTTTGACCGTAAGAGTAGATAATTCCTCGGAGTATGTACTCGGATGATACCGGTCCTTTGGGATTGTGTTGTGCATCTTCCAGTGCTTTATCACGATTACGTTTGAGTTATCGAATGTAAGGATGTAGCGCTTATCCTTTAACATCTGCATATCTTCTTTGGATGCCTGACACGCCCTTGCTACGGTATTAGGGTTATCTACGATACCGTCATCATCAGCTTCCATACAAAGCTGAAAGAACAACCCTTGTGTGCTTAAAGGCATATCCCGAAACGCATCAGAACTGATTAGTTTCTTTGAAAACATTCTCTTGTCAGCCATTAATTCAAGTCCTCCTGCTATTTATATAGGATGCAATTCTTGATTAAATTCTTCCTAACATCCTTGGCTCTCTGCGAATTTGCTTTGTCAACATTCATCTGATAATGCCGTTCACATAGTTTGTAACCGGGTTTGCGCGGTTCATCGCAAAAGAAACATAAGCCGTTCTTTTCGCGATACTCTCGTTTCGATACCTTGTTGACTTCTTTGGCAAGTTTGCGCCCTCTGTTTTTCGCCCGGCATACTCCACAAGTAGTATATCCGCTGTCTGCTTTGCGTTTCCGGCATCTTGTGCAAATCCCATTAGCCTTATCCTCTTCGTATTTCATCTGCGCCCATATACGATGCTGTTCGGTGTACTTAGCGCGACTTTCTTCGCTCGCATTGCGCTTACTCATCTGGTATGTATATTCTTTTGCCAAACATTCCGGGCACATACTTTCATCTGGCCCGATGTCTACTTGTTTGCACACCGGGCAGATACCGTATTTTTTGTAGTATTCTTTGTCGTACCGTTCTCTCTCGTTCTTCTTAGCCGAGCATTCGGCACATCTGTATTTCTCTGACGGTTTACCGCACTCGGCGCATTTACCTTTTAATCTGTTTGTATGTCTATAATTCTTTAACCTTATGTATGACTTGCTATCCTTTGTAGTCTGTGTGTCATCACTCACAAGCTACATTCCTTTCTTTGCCTATATAGCAATTCTAAGCTGCTTTTCGCTCGTATCTATAACAATGTTCTTAGTACGTTCTCCTACGGCTAGATATGAGCAATTAGCCTTGACTAAAGCTTGTGCCATAACCGGAACAACACTATTACCTATTCGGGCGACCTGCTCCTTTAACGGGTATGGTTTCCAATCAATGTCCCGGTCGATAATATAATCCTCTGGAAACCCTTGCATGATCTTTAATTCTGAAGGTTTGAGCATCCTAAGAAAAATATCGTTGATAACATACTGTTCGCCATTAATAAAAACAGATACTAACCCAAACCTATCTTTAGTTGTGATTGTGTCAAGCGGCCTATCAATTGTTTGACCGGTCCCTCCGCCGTAGTACTTAATCAGAAACGCACATACCAAGCCAAAGTGCCCTGGAGATGTCGTAATAGTATGAAGAGGTTCGTTAAGGCCTTGGCCTACTCCGCTTTTGTAAAACTTTGTCACAAAAGCACTTATCAATCCGTATCTATTACTTGTATCTATCGTTTTAATCGGTTCGGTTAATAGCTGCCCTCTTGCATCACCTGCTTTCTGTTCTCCGTGATATTGAATTAAAAATGAAAAAGCATCCTTGCTTTCAACAAAATACGGCCTTTCAGAATTAAACACATATTTTTTTAATCCATTGCCGATACGGTTCATAGTCGCTTCTGCAAGTGGTTTCTTTCTGTCGAATATCGACTTCCCAAGGTCTGACCAATCTATGTAGTCGCCACACTCTTTCCATTTCGGGAGGTGTCCGCCGACCTTGCTATGTGTCTGAACCGGCCAAGAAATAGGTTTTCCATCTTTTCGGAAGATTGCATACCACCGTTTTCGTGTCGTTGGTGCTCCGTAATCGGCGGCAATCAATTCTCTACAGTCAAAGACATACCCTAGTGAAATCATAGCACCGATAAACTTTTTGTAATCTTCTCCGGCCCTGCTTTTGATAGGGTGGCCGCTCTCATCTAAAGGCCCCCATTCTTGTATTTCTTCAACATTTTCCATAATTATAACGTCTGGCGTTATTTTCTTTGCGTGCTTGAATACCGCCCAAGGTAAAATACGGAGACCACTGTTTCTAGGCTGTCCGCCCTTGGCTTTGCTGTGGCTTGTGCAATCTGGCGATGCCCACATTAAGTCAACCTTTCTGCCGTTGACATAATGTTCAAGGTCGACCTCGAAAATATCTTCTGTAAGATGCAATGTGTTGGGGTGGTTTACCTTGTGCATTCTTATAGCTTCCGGGTCGTGATTAATCGCTATGTCAACGCTTCTGCCAAGTGCCATTTCAATACCAACCGATGCTCCGCCACCTCCGGCAAAACAATCAATAATTATTCCCACTTGCTTTTCCTCCTAATCTACGTCTATAAAATCGTTTATGTTCATCTGTGCCGTTTCTGCGTCCAATCTTTCCTTTGACATCTTGTAATAATACTCGTCAAGTTCAAATCCTACATACTTATGTCCAGTGTTGTAGCAGGCTATCAAGCTGCTCGCACTACCTACATGAGTATCAAGTATAATGTCATTAGGCTTTGTGTATCTGTTCAATAACCATTCATATAGTGCTACGGGTTTTTGCGTTGGGTGTATGCGCTTTTCTTTAAGTTTCATGTTTTGCTGAAGCATTCCAGACCACCTGAATTTAATTCGCCTTACTGCAGTACTGAACGAACTCCATGCAAGCTCACAATCAGCAAAATCGTTATCCCCATTATCTTTATCCCAAACAACCCAACAGCTACTATCAAACGGCATTTTGCTTATAAAATGATTTGCTCCCCATATAATTTGATTTTTTGATACTCTAAAAAGTTCATCAAAGTATTTTTCGCTCGGTGGCTTTAAATCCATTCCACTAAAAGCCTTATAATTCTTTGCTTTCGCTAGTTTACCTCTTGTATGGATTTTATCCCCATTTTCTCCAATTCCATACGGCGGGTCTACAATCGCAAGGTCAAAATATTTGTCAGGGAATTCCTTCATTCCCTGCATACAATCCATGTTGTAATATCCAAAATCTAACATTTTCTCTCACCAAAAGGAAACCTCGGTTTTATGTGCGCACAACCTATTCCTTTCTTTGATTTTTAGCTATCTTTTCTTCTTTTAAAACTCTCGCAAGGTACGTTGAGTAAACAGCCACACTCTTCGCTCTCTCGTCCCATAAAGTATGTCTCGTACCTATATGAGTGCTCACAACTAAAACAGAAATCTTTTCCGCCATTTACTTTAAAGCTTGTTTTTTCAGTTTCTAGTTTTTCTTTAAGACTCTCGTTTGCCTTTTTGAGTTCTTCAACCTTTTTTTGCAGTTCTTTGCAATCATCTAAAATCTTATTGTATTTCTTTTTACTTAAAATTTTCATTCTTCGTCCTGCCCTTTCTTACAACAATCTCGTAATCGGTATCGGGGACTTCGACAATAAGTTCCTCGCCCGACTCTGCGTGTTCATAGTACGATACAAGCCACCCAAAAACGGCGCGTAAAGCATCACTTGTGACATCTTCCTTGCCTATCAGTGTATTTGGTGTTCCCTTGCTCGATTTACCGCAATAGATGCGGTTTGTCAGCGGCGATAATACAACCTTAAACATACTTATTCCTCGCTTTCTTCTTTAAGGTTCTGCAAAAAATCGTCAAAAGCTTTCTGGACTTCTCTAAGCTTTTTCTCATTTCTCTTTCTCTGCACACTACCGGAAATTGCCGATATTGTAGATATGCAAATTATTGTTCCGCAAATTATCGCGGTTATAACAGCTGCTGTATTCATTCTGATACACCTCCTTTCAATAATTCCATAAACTTCTCATACTGTCTCTGCGACACTTTGTTATTAGCCTTATCCTCTCTAATTTCGATTTTAAGGTGCTTTTCTGCAATAGAGGATAATTCCCTCGCAAGGTTCTTTTTGCCCTGCTCTATGCCGTCTCTGTAGCCTTTAGAGGGTTTGAACTCGTTTATCTTCTCTTTGCCCTCTCCCTGCCCTCCGGCAGTCTTGTTGTAACGGCACTGATAACCTTTTTGCGTGTACTTTAAAATCCAATACTGCTCCCATTTGTCTAATTCTGCTTTCGGGTAGTGCATAAAGTTCAATTTCCAACCGTAAGGGTTGTCATCACTGTAAAATCCGCGTTTCTTAATCGAGAGGTCTATATGCTGATACCCAACAAGGTGTCCGCACATTCTCTGCATAATGTGAAGTGCCTGCCCGATATAGAAATATCGGATGCCGTTTTCATCGGTTCGCGTTAAGAAGTAAATACCGCTGCCGTCATCAAGAAAGGGATTGACTTTCTTAAGGCGTTCACGGTTCTTGGCTTCAATCGCCTTGGCTTTCGCTATGTTCTGATAACTCAAAGATTACCACCTGCCTTTAACTTTAACTGACTTGTCATCTCATCGATTTCTTCCTCTTCTAAAATGGTAAAAGCATATAGCCCCTTTATGGCTCTTACAGTATCGTCAATGGCTTCATTATAGCCAACTGCATATCCGCGGTTATATTCGGCTCTCATGTTCGCATTAAATGTCTGTATTCCATTGTGTTCAAGCAGCCTTGCCTCATCTCTGGGCAACCACTTTATCCACCTACCGCACTTATCGCAATACAGACCTGTTTGCGCACCTTTTTTCTCGGTAAACCCATCCACAATTCCACATTTTTTACAAGTTATTGTCATTCTTACCACCTGCCTTTATTATCTTGATTGCCTTTTCTATGACACCACGAATTGCAAAATCTTTTTTATCAAATCTGTCTCTCAATTCTTCAAGTTGTTCTACAACCTTGTCCACGTCATAGGCGGTTGGTAAATTACTTATTTTATCAAATACATCTTTTTCAAAAAGTGTTTCGTCTAAGTTGCATTCTTTAAGAATTTGTATAACATCACTTCTGCTTATCAAATCACTCATTCTTACCACCTGCCTTTACTATCTTGATTGCGTCCGCAAGTCCAACAATAGGAACGGTTCCGAGCTGTTCTGCTTCATCAGCGTCGCTATACGCTTCCAACTGTTCTACAACCTTATCTACATCATAAGCCGTTGGCACATCATCAATGCTAACCAGTTTACTCACTCCACTGCAACAGTGACTTGCGATTACTTTACCTCCGTACTTATCCGCATCAATCAGTCTCATTCTTCATCACTCCAATCTAATTTTTGACCGCAATTAGGGCAAAAATTATCTGTCCCATCACAATCACGACTTACACTCTGGCCGCAAGTAGAGCATTCTCCATCATCGAATCCATCAAATTTACGAACATGTCTTAATTGCACTTTCTTCGGTATCTGCTTTTCTCTCGCCGTCCGGCATTCCTCCACCGTGCCAATCTTGCGATATTGACGCCAATCACTTAACGCTTCAAAATAATTGCTTTTCATATCCTGTAATTCTTCTGGTGTGCCGATTGCGCGGTACTGTTGTACTTTTCCAAGTGCCCGTATAGCAACATCAACAGCATCGCGCAATACCTGAGAATGTATCTCACCGCCTATTTCTAAATCAAACTGTATTGCTTCTATTGCTTCATTCTCCGTCATCGTTACTCCTTTCCAATCTGTCGCAACAGTCTTGACATACCTTAGCTATTTTCATGGCTTCAATGTGAGTAAAAGCACAACGTTTCGCAAGTGCCGTTACCACCTCAATAATTTGCCTTGCTTCAACCGTACCTATGTTGTCGTCCAGATTAGCTTTACTTTCCGTCATATTTATTCCTCACTTTCTAACAACTCCGGGTTGTCAAATATGTTGCCAAGGACTTCACAATCATGCATACATAATGTGACTTGCGTACATCGAAAATGAATTGACTTATTTCTGAAGCGAAGTCCATAATTATGGAATGTATTCTTAAATTCAATTGCATAATTACGAGTATAATTTTCATGTGCAAAAGAAACTATGTCATTCTCCCAAATCCTCTTACCGTTCTTATCCTTAAGCCCGGTGCATTGACAGATTGTGGATAAGTCCACTTCAAATCCTTGCAAAGAACCGTCTGCCGGATGCTGATTTAATATCGTTGCTGCGTCAGAATCATGAAGCAGTAATGCTCCTTACACCCATTCTCCGTTGTCTTTTCGCTTTGCCTTGAATAAATATCTATCTTCCATATTCTCTCCTATTCTGCTAATAGCCATATCTAATTCTTTCATCCTGCATTTCATCAATCGGTTGCACATTCTTAACCCATATTACTGCCCCTTGTGGATGTTCGTAATACCATATATCCTCAATAGGTTTAATTTTGGATAATACCCACGCATAAGGGGTTTTATATCTTTTCTTAAGGTCTGTGTAAGAAATATCAACGCAATGTTTGTCTCTTTCTTCCGCCCAATCCGAACACGAAATAGGATATGTGGAACTAATGATGGCCGTTGCAACTATTTTATGCGTTCCACTTTCCAGTAAATAGATTGTTTCGTTTTGCTTTTGGGTATTGTTGCCCCTTATTTCAATAGTCTTTTTACCGCTAACAATAAGGTCTAACCATTTCTTTTTGATAATCAGTCCGTTCATGCTCTCTCCTATTTTGCTTCTGATTGAAGCCATTCCATACAACTGACTTCTCCTTCGTATTCTTTGCCGAATGTGTTCTTAAAAGTTATAAGAAACTCTGCTAACTCTTCATCCGTCATATTCCTTATCTTATCCGCGTTTGTCATCGTAATGCCCTCCATACATCAGTCTCGTCATTAATAATCCATACATCGGGTGTTGTGCATTTAATCATGCAAAGTATTTTCCCAGTTGTATTATCATTCTTCCCAAAGGGGCAAGTCTGACATTCATTGTCCTCGCACACTGTCTTGATTATTTTCAGTGCGGTTAGAATGCTTTTTGCCTCTACTACTACTCCGTCAACTTCTTTCTTCATTTTCTTCACCTCTCAATTCCTCAAAAAATACCATTGGATATGAGGCCATACAATTAGCTGTCATAGGGTCATGAATTTCTCTAACTACTACTTTTTTTCCGTCAATGATATGCTTTGAGCCAATAGGAAAATCATGTCTCAATTCTTCCTTTGATAACATATATTCTTTTGCGATCATTTTTTCCACCTCTAAATTCTTTTAAATATTTCTTACGTTCTTGTCTAAACTTCTTGGAATACTTAGTCAGAATTTCGTTGGTGGCTATTTCGTTGATTTGTGACTGCCCTATTGGGTCAACAACATACCAATTTTCTGGTAACAAGTATTGAATAATAAAATGGCGAAACTCTGTATCACTCATTCCAACACCATAGATATTTTCTTTATCTTCTCTTGCTGAATATTTCTCTTTGAAAAACTCACTAATTGTCATTTCGCGCCTCTCAATTTTTTCAGTTTTGCTTCGGCTTTTTCTTTTGTGGAAAAATATTTGCAGTTTTCTTTGTCAATGCTCTCAATCTCATATATTGCAAGCACCTTAATAAATCTTTTCGCAACCCTTGCATACATAGGATTGTTTATATCAAAAATGTAATAAACATATTTACAAGGTAATTTAACAAGACTGCCCTGTTCCTCCAAATCCTCATAATCAGCTAATTTTTCCGCAGCTGATACATAATCGTGATTTTTTACCCACACACCAGATTCTCCATCTGGAACATTATCAATTCTTTCTGTTAATCTCTCCATTACTGCTCCTTTCTGCCTTTAATTATCTTCTTCCTCTTTTTCCTTGGCTTCTGCAAGGCAATCGGCAATAGCTTCTTTAATAATCAAAGTATTGTATCTTTCAAGGCTGATTGTTATTGTTTTATCCTCACACTCTCTTATATTTCCTAAAATATCTTTGTATTTAGCCATATAATCTCCTTTCCTGCGCGCCATTGCTGACGCGCGTTAAATCAATTAATGTTCAAGTAACACATAACGCCACATTCAGGCATTATCTCCGTGTTCATATTCCCACGGTTCGGATCTAATTCATCTAAGAATATAGGACCGTTGCTATCCTTAAGAATAGAATGGTTGACTTCTCTTTCAAGCCTTGCCCGGCCGTCAAAGACTTCCGGAAAGTCTTTCCTTATCTTATTCCAATATCCCATACCACCACGAATGCAGCCGATACAGTTATTGTTGGAATAACCCATCTCGTACATTTTAGGTCTTGGGAAATCGAATATCCGGGTAAATAAACCGTGAACTTCTTCTTTGGAAAGTCCTTTGTCAATCAGCGGAAATTCGTGTAATGCTTGTGGGTTAGCTTCAATCGTTTTCTCGGCTCTCGCCCTCTCGTTTACATCAAATCCCCAAACATAAGTGATTTCGTAATCCTTGTGTTGGTCTTCCCATTCTTTTCTCACGCGCTTTTTAAGCCAATTTGTGCAAGGCGTAAAGCCTTTTACATGTTTAAAACCGCCAAACACCTTGACACATTCCTCAACATTCCTATATTCACTTGATTTTAAAACTTGTATCTTCTTCCCGATTGCATTCTCGCAATCTTTAATAAATCTGATACTGTCCGGGTGTTGGTCTGCAATGTCAATGTAAATCCATTCATCAACATTTCCGGCTAAATATCCTGCCATAAAGCTTGATATACCGGCAGATACCCAACATACTTTTAATTTCTTCATAACACCACGTTACAAATCGCTTTGTAATCGCGGATAATCCGTCTCGGCTTCCCATGCTGACCGCCTGAAACTCACATAAGTCAAATATGCTATATGTGCGCTGCTTCAAATTCATCCTATATCGAGTAATCAACGCTACTATGACGGACTTTATGCAATTTCTTATACACCTATAAATCACAACCTCGGTTTACCGAGGACTTGTTATTCCTTTCCGCTAATAATCTTCATAGACTCTCCTTAAAACGGTAAACCTTCATCGTCTACGTTATCCGGAATTGTCATAAAGCCGTCTGCATCAACATTACTCGGCTTTGGCCGTGCCGGTGCCGTGTTTACTCCGTTCTGTTCTGCTGCGGACTTGCTTTCGGCAAATTCGCAATTCTCAACATAAATGTCGGTCGTGTAAACCTTATTGCCGTCCTTGTTGGTATAACTTCCGGTCTGTATTCTGCCCTCAACAACAATCTTTGTTCCCTGGTGCAAATACTTCTCGGCAAACTCGCCGACCTTACCAAACGCCACGCACGATATGAAATCCGCGTTTGTTTCTCCGTCTTTCTTAAAACGGCGGTCAACCGCAAGTGTGTATCTTGCGACTGCCATACTTCCATTCGCTGTCTGCGAATACCTTACGTCCGGGTCGCGTGTTAAACGACCCATTAAAATAACTTTATTCATCGTCTTTCTCTCCTTTGAGTGTCTTCTTGACTATCTCGTTTGCCATTTCCATTATCGAGTTTTCTTTCTTGCCAAATGTCTCCTTAGAGCAAATTCCGGCAACAACCACACCATGAATTACTTTTTCTGCTGTGCCTTTTGATATTCCTTTCTCACACATCATTTCATACAAAGCTGCCGCAAGGGTGCCAAACTCCGCAAGCATTTCAATTCCCTTGCCAGAAATACGCACATGTCCTTTATCCGCGCTAATCATAATCAATTCTCCTTTTCTTCAAAATCTTCGCAACTGTCATCATACATAGTCGGTAATCCATAACAGTCACTATCTTCATTGTTGCAATAATAGTTTTCATCATCTTTTGTGTTGTGCTTACAATTCGCACATATAACCTCGTCGTAATCCATTACCACCTATCCTCCTCGTCTCTTTGCATATCGACTGTAATAGTGTTACCGCACTTGCACTTGTACTGGTAGCTGTAATAATCAACTCCGTCAACGTGACAAGTCATTTGTAAATTTGGGGTTCCACATCCACAAGTAATGCCCTCTTCGGTTTCGATAAGATTATCTTTGGTGTCTTCAACAGTCATATTGTCTTTTTCGATCATCAAAACGGACATTCATCTCCTTTCCTTAAAATCCATTCCCTGCCCGGCTCTGCTACGTTCACATTTGCCCTACAAGCGTTTTTTTTCATCTTCTCGATAAATAAGTCTTTGTCAGCATTTTCGCTTGATAAATGGCACATTATGACGTTCTGCAAGCTATCTGAATAGTTAGCCTTAACAAAATCACAAGCCGTGTCAATGCTCATATGTCCTTGGAAAACGTGTCTTGTCTTTGGGCTGTCGGCATCAACTAAATCCTTGTCGTAATTCACGCCTAAGAGAATGTGATTTATATCCTTGAACCGCCACTTAATCAGCTCCGTATCGGTTATGTAAAGCATTTTTCCCATTTCCGGATGGATTATCATAAATCCATAACAAGGGCATTCGGTGCTGTCTGCGTTAGTGTGAGTCCACCTGCCGTCTGTCGTTGTCAGGTCGAAAGCGGCTATCTTAAATTGACCGCTGCCGAGTGCCATAGGATTAAGGCTTATGTACGGTGCAAACACCGGTATTCGCATATCCTTAAGGTCGTTTAATGCTCTTGAATGGTCTAGAGGTGGGCGTGAGTTATAATCACGCCCGCTATCCCTCCTATATTCCAATTCAATCCCTCTTTAGTCTTCATAAGAGGTATTCCACAATCAAGGATAAGTGTTTCTCCGTCATTAGCGGTTAAGGTATAACAATTACCGGAAGAACCGCTTGCGATACATTTAAGTTTCATACTCACACCTCGATTTCGTTATCCTGCGGAAACTGAAAGACCTTGTTCAATGCTACTTTATAGTGATGACAGTTATAATCACTATGAACTTCCGTTTTAAGCAAATACAGTTCTCTCAACATTTCCATAGCCTTAATTGCCTTTTCTTCGGTGGAATAAGTGGCTAACCTCACATCGCCGTCAAGCGGTATAACACCTGTCAGATTTCTATTTAAGAAATAGATTTCTGCCTTAAATCTGAAAATACCTACCATTTCATACGGCATATCTATCTTTCCGTCCTGCGAAACTACTCTCATTCAAAAAACTCCTTTCTAACATCAACTACCTTACACTTTAATTTGTAATCCCAATCATCAATCTGTGGTCTTTTACTCGGACAGCAGATAAACTCTCTACAGATTCTAGGTCTAACTGAATAAATCTCACACTTTTCCTTTGGCTTATCATCATCAAGGAACGGACAAGTCATATCCATTGTTAGTGTAGCCGTTGGATAATTATGCCTATGTTCACTGATATGATGTTTTTTGATGTACTTGCGGATTGTTGCAATTTCATCTTCCGTCATAGGAAGCAAGTCACTGCAACAATTACCGCACTGCGTACATTCTCCGTTGCAAGTCAAGTCATAAGTGCCATTATTCATATCAGCCATCATCTGTTCTAAACTTGCTGATTTCATAGGCTTACTTAATTCTCCTTTTCTTCCGCAAACGGTGCTACATCGCTCGGTTCTTCTGTTATTTCTGCTGCGGTGCCGTCAACTATGTCCTTGCTTTCGATAAAATCAACGGAATTGGCGTTTTCTGCAATTTCATTCTGCGCAACCTGATATACTTCGTCCATTTCCATTTGCGCCTGTCTCGCCATCGGATCATAATTTTTCGGGTACTTCTTTATGGCGTTATTGCACATCTTACGGATAATCATACTTTCCGGAGTATCAAGCCATGCACCACTGATAAATGGTCTTGCAATCTCACATTTGAGCATTTCATCAACAGTCTTGCAAGTTCTTAAAGCTTCCAAAACTTCCTCTTTCTTTTCCTTTATTTTGGCTTTCTCTTCCGGTGTGGCATCGTAACGTGTTCTTGCAACTTCCTTGTTATACTGCTTTTTAGTTCCGGTAATTACTCCGAATGTTTCATTCAGCATATTCTGCTGAACATGTTTAAGAAGATTAATCTTAACACTGTCTCTGTCAGCGGAAAGATATGTAATCATTCCGTCTTTGAGTTTAACCGGATAAACAACTCTGACTGCCTTATCTGATAAACCTTTTTCTTCCCATTCCGGCGGTGTAATTTCAAGGCCTTTATGTTTCGGTGCTACATAATAATCACCATCCTTTATTACCCAATACGGATATACCTGTTTGACATCTTTACCGTAATTCACAAGAAGAGAGTCATATCCAGAACCCTCTATTCCCATTTCTACCTGCTGCTGCCATATGTCTTTACCGTCTGCGTCTTTGCCGACATTGACATTGCGTAATTGAAAATAACATTCTCTTGGATACGCGCTCGCGTTCAGCTTAAGGCTTGCGCATCGCTTAACAATACCCCTTAAATTGCTTGTGTCAAGACTGGCCATATTGACCTTTGGGTTTGTCTTTACAAGGTTGTAAATGCTTGTCATAGCTTCCATTGCGCACTCTTTAGCGTAATCATCCATATCCATTCCACAAGCCTTGTAATCAGCCATAATTAAGCCTGTAATAGCATTACTCCATTCGCTTAATGATGTAGTAAATGCTTTCTTTTCTGCAACTGCTGTGTTCTCTGCCATAATTATTCCTCACTTTCTTTACTTAAAATCTGCTCGACAATGTGTTCCAATTCATCACCAACTCTGCCTACAGTCCAAACATCTGTAGTATCGAAAGGGTGCGCACAATCAAATCCGATGTACCATTTATCTGCATCATTGATTGCAAGGGGACTTGGTGGTTCGAGAGAAGCATATGTAATACCACCGTGGCAGTCTATGTCTGCTATAGCAATATCAATATGCCTGGAAAGCTGCACATATCCGCATCTGTAAATACGGCTTGCCCCCATGTGTCGGAGCACCACATAGCAATTAAAACCGTTGAAATTAAATGAATGTTCCAATATCGTAAGCATATTATTCCTCCACAATCTCTAATTTCTCGCTACCGTTTACAATCAGTAATATAAGCTGTCTGCCTACTGTTTCAGCCAATTTACGGCGGTTGCTTACGTCAAGGCTTTCCGCATCATCAAGCCATATCGGGCAGATGAAACCGTTGATACTCTGTAGTGAACGGCATATATCAATTCTTCCGAGAATGCGATTGCCCTTGTTACTCATAGTCGATAATATTGACTTGCCGTCTACCATAGGCACGCATACATTCTTGTACTCTCCGCCCTTGCTAAGTTCCCAAAGTTTCCACTTAACAATGCCAAAATGACTGTTGATTTCGTCCGACAGTTCTTCATTTTTACACTTGTCGAGTTCCTTGATAAGTTTGAGTATCTTCTCGGCGTCAGTCTGCATCTGATCTTTGACCTTGTACTGTCTTTCAAGTTCCGCAAGTCTTTCGGTATCGGCAACCGTATCAAGTTTGGCTATTTCGCTCTTAATTTCTATCAGCTGACTGTTGAGTGTGATTTCCTCTGCCTTAAGGTTCGCCCTTACATCAGCCATTGAACTTGATGCCTTAAGAAGCGTTTCTTTCTTCTCAATTTCTGCCTGCAAAGCCTTGTATGTGTCGTTATCGCTGACATCTGCCTTATCCGGTATCGCATTAAGGTTTTCCGTAAGACTTACAATTTCATCCTTAAGGTTGTTAGCGGTTACCGTCATTTCTTCAATCTTGCCATTGTATTCTTCAATCTCGGTAGTTATGCTTTCGATGTCAGCTTTGATTGACATTCCGGCATCGGTTATCCTCTTTAATTCTTCTGCCTTGTGTGCGTCAAAATCGGCTCGCATTTCCTCTTTTTTGCTCTCGTCATACTCTCGCTTGCAATAAGGACAAACAAGGCTGTTTTCGTCAAATTTACGGTCTTTCGCCTGCTGCCATTCTTCTACTCTCATATCGCGAATACGTTTCTTGCGGTCAATGTCTGCCGTAAGGCTATCAATCGTTCTCTGCATTGAAATGCACTCATTCTGAATGTCAGATAATTCCGACTTTGTATCGCTAATTGCCTGCTTTAACGTATCACGTTTCGCAATAAGTCCAATATTTGCGATTTCCTCTATCTCATTCTGTTTGAATTTCAATTCAAGAATACCGTCTGATAATGTTTGATATTCAGATGACAGCTTGTCATTCTCGGCTTTTGCATCTACGACAGCCTTTAATCTGTCCTCGATTTCTTTCTGCTTTGCCAACAGTTCGCCCTTATCTGTGGCATTCTTAATCTGAATGTCTCTTTCTTTCTCCGAAATCTGACCTTTAAGGACCGGAAGTTCTGCTTTAATGTCTGATACAGCTTTCTTATTCAAGGCAATCACTTCATCGCGTGTATACTTGCTGAGTAATGGAAGTAACTCTGCCAACTCTTCGTGCGCCGATGCGATGTCGTAGTCCGTCTTGCTTTCAGCAAGTGTAAAGAGATATTCTCTCATTTCTGCCGGTTTTTTTGCTAAAAATGCGTTGACGTTGCTGCACATCTTGAACACGTTCATATCAATGTCAAAATACTCGTTATACGCGGTAAGTGTCTTGGCAACCTCATTTATATAGTAGACATTATCATCTTTATAAGATGTGCCGTCTTTGCTGTATTTCCTCTTCTGAACCTTGCGTACGGCTACTTCCTTGCCGTCAATCTCGACTACGGCGGAAACGGAAGTATCAATGTCATCAATGCTAACTCCGTCAACCTCGCGCCTTATCGGTGGATTGTCTTTCAGTTCATAGTCGCAATTAAAGAACAGCCAATTATAAGCGGTTACAACTGTTGATTTACCAACACCATTCATTCCGGACAGCGATGTTAATTTACCGAATGTAAATGTTTTCTCTGCATACGCCATAAAGTTAGTTACCGTAAGGCTTTTTATAATCATTTCTCGCATTCCGCTGTCTCTCCTTTTTCTTCTGATAATTTCTGATCCATTTCGTATAAAAGTCTGTTTCCTTTCGGTCTGTCGAGAATTGCCAATAACTCCGGTATGGCTATGTACTTATCCCTATCTATAAGAGTTATAAGCACGTCAACCCTCGCCGCGGTGTTTATGAGTTCCTCGTAGTACCATTTATCGAGAATAACGTGGTTCTCGTCCGATACAAGGACAGTTTTGTCTGTTTTTGCCATATGTGTCTCCTTTCATAACATATATATTCCCGATACCGATATTTCATATACGGTATGTTCGGTTCCGTCTTTTTCGTATACCCGGCTCTGAAATCTGCCGGTTATCCTTATCTTCTGTTCTGCTCCGCAATTCGCTATACGGTACGCATTTCGTCCCCAGGCAATTGCCGGAATGTAATTCACTGCATTGTTACCGTCACGGTTCACGATGGAAAAATCAATAACGGTTCTGTTCGTTAGCGGTGTACGTCTCGGCTCTTGTGGGTACTTAATCAGTCCGTCAAATTCAACGTGGTTGTAATCGCCCATATCAGGCTCTTCATAGACCTTTTGAGCGAATATATAAACTTCAAGGTGTCTGTCCTTGCTGTAGTAGGTTCTGACCTCTCCGTCAAAATGCACTCTCTGACCTTTGCGTATCTTCTGTGCGAATATCTCCGGAACAATGCAAGGTACTTCATCATATGCCCCACTCATTCGTGCAACCTCGATAAGCACCTTATAGAATTTTTCGCCTACCGTAGTATGTGAGTATTCCGGCTCGGCGATTACGGTTCCGCTTATCTTTGCTACATTTCCCATTCCTTATCCTCCTTAAGTATGCTGATTGCCACATTCTGTACGAATGTTACGTTCGTAATCGGGTGGAAATCCACATACCGTTTGAATGCTGCACCCTCGTCATCAACGCATTTAAGTGCGTCTCTAACGCCCTTAGCAAGGGTATCTGTCTTTATCTCTGATATTCCTGCTACTCTTTGAGCGACCTCATTTATGCCTATCGCCCCTTTGCAGTAGACGACTTCTTCTATTTCACTTGTCAATATCCTAAATCCCGGCATTTCCTCCGGTATTCCCATTTTCTTAAGTATGTTTTCTATTCGACTTCTCATTTTGACTTGCAATTCTCCTTTCTGTGTGATAACATAAGAAATGGGTTTTACCGACCCTTTCTTATTTGATTTGATAAGGCTTGTGACTTAATTGTTGCAAGCCTTATCGTTTACTACTTTGGTAATCTTTCCGTCTTCAATTACGAAACTTAATCCGATTACATTGTGGATAACGGGCAAGTCGGTTACTACTGACATCTGATTAAAATCTGTAATAATCATTGTTATCTCCTTTCTATTCTTCTTCATCCCATTCCATAATTTCGCCATTCTCCATTGTGTACCATGTATCAGGCTTGATGTCCTTACCGTCAACCTGCACCATTTTCGCGCCTTTGAGTTCCCAATACCTCGGTTTCCAATACTGGCTGTCATCGCCTTCCCAATCCGCCAATACAAGGTGAGAACCCAAAACACCTTTGGCTCTACCGCGATAGCCCCACGCGACAGCCACGGCATCTTTGTGATCAGCTGACGATGCGCCTTTATATCCGGTGGCTGACGATGCGCCACAAGAACCGGTGGCTGACGATGCGCCGTAATATCCGGTGGCTGACGATGCGCCGTAAGAACCGGTGGCTGACGATGCGCCGTAATATCCGGTGGCTGACGATGCGCCACAAGAACCGGTGGCTGACGATGCGCCTTTATATCCGGTGGCTGACGATGCGCCTTTATATCCGGTGGCTGACGATGCGCCGTAATCATCATCTTTGCTTGCTCCCTTTTTAGTTCTGCTCATTGTGTACTCGATAGCTGCTTTAACAATTCCGGCTATGCTTATCCTTGCGCCAATCTTGATTTTGGTTGATGCAATCTTTGTACCGTCATCTTCGCGGTCAATATCTCCGTCCTGCTCTACTTCATGATATACACTGCCATTTGGCGCGTAATGTGAAAAACAATCTAACGGATATTCGCACGCATGAAATCCGGTTTCACAACACTCTGCCCTTTCCGTCTCGTATTCCTTGCCCTCTTCATATTGGAATCCTTTGCAAGTCATATCTTTGTTAAATCCCTTGTAACTCTTAATTGCCATTGTCTTCTCCTTTCTCTATCGAAAAATATAAATCCTCACTGTCCGTCTGCCGTACAATGCTGACCGTTTCAATTATTGTTTCTGTTTCCGGTTCAGACTCTTCCGTGTCTACGATATTCCGGTTGTGGTTTATCGTAGCAACAATTATTAACATCAACATCAATGCTATAAACACTACTGCTCCGGTGTATGTCGCCCACGGTATTGAATGGATGAACCGTTTGAATTTATTTCTCTTTGCCATCGCTACCACCCAATAAGAATTTGTTTACGAAATAAATCTGTGCTTTGCCGGTTACCTTTGGGGTTTTAGTAGTCACATTACTTCCACTGCCGTTTATGTGAGTGCTTTCCTTAATTTCAAATAAACCCATTTCTATGGACTTCTGTGTCGGCATATTCCAATCTGCGCCCTTGCGCTTGATAAGATAGCCATTATCTCTAAGCCAACTAAAAAGTCTCTTAGCACCTATCTGTACGCCGTTCTGACATATTATCTTTGCCAAATCTCCGACAAGGATTGATGTATTACTTGTCGCTACGGCATCGGCGAAAATGGTTTTCGGTCTGTCATATTCGATTTTGGCTTTCTGGTGTTCGATTATGCGGTCTCTTTCCGCAATCTTGTTATTTGCCACCATAAGAGCCTTAGCAAGAAGTTAATCATCCGTCATTGTTTCTTGTCCGGCTATGTAACCGCCGTTCTTTCTGATTGACGGAAGAACCTCTGATGTTACCCAATCTGTAAACCTCTCTGCGCTATCTTTACGGCTCTGAAAAATTGTCTTGTAAAGGTTGGCCTCATTGATAAATGTCATCTTCTGTGTTCCGCCTTTTGTATGGGTGTCCATAATGCGGATACCCTTTGCTGACAACCTCTGCCTTACATTTCCTACGTTCGCTATCTCCAATGCTTTACATACATCTGCCAAACAAAACATAGGTTCGTTATCCTTGGTTACTGTTCGGATTTTCCCGAACTCTTCATTTTTGAATATCTGTAAATTCATATATGCTTGCTCCTTCCCTTAGTAACTTATAAAGTTACCTGCTTTGCAAAAAAAATATCCATAGGATTGTGAATTTCCAAACCGTCAATCATTGCCTGGATTTCATCGCTACCAAACACACCTTTCTGCATATGCGAATAGAATGTTTTGGTAGTTATTCCTATCATTTTAGCGACATCCGCTTGTGTTTTACCGCGTTCGGCGATAACTCCGCGAAGCTTGTTTGTGTCTATCATATTTTCATCTCCTTTCGTCATTGTAACTTATCAAGTTACTTTCATTATATCCTTTTTTTGTAACTTGTCAAGTTATTTTTTACTTGACTTGTAACTTTTTAGTGATATAATGAAGTTACCAATAGGAAAGGAGGAACATATGATGTCAATTGGAGACAGAATTAAAAAACGCCGTGAACTCTTGAATATGCCACAAGTTGAACTTGCCGGTAAAATTCAAGTATCAAAACAGACATTATATAAGTATGAGAACAATATCATAACGAACATTCCGAGTGATAAGCTTGAAAGCATTGCAAAGGCTCTTGATATTTCGCCATCTTATTTAATGGGTTGGGATGATAATTTTACGGATGATACCGCAGATCTAATTCCTGATTTGCTGTCCGATGCAGAACTACTAGAAAATGTTAAGCGATTAAAAGTCCTTAACGCGGAACATCGGAGAACTATTTTCGACAATATAACCTATTGGTACGAGAAAGAGGGGCACTAGATGCCCCACTTTTTTTTGAATGATAATATCATTCGATATAAAAATTCGAGAAATCTGCCATTTTGGCACTCATTGACCTCATCTATTATTTTTTGTTTACATTCCATACAACAACCCTCCCGAATACCACACGATTATAGTAGCGATATGCCTATATTAGAACATTTGTTCTTGCTTGTCAACCCACATTGACAAAATATCCCACATAAAGTATCATTAAGTTCTAGTGACGGTGCCGCGCTACCAAACACCGCCACATCGGAACTTGAATATCCTCTTTCCGAGGACATTTACAATCATATCACACATTTTGTCGGGCATAGGCGATAACCTATCGCAATTCTCGACACGATTTTACAAGGAGAGACATATGGATAATAATAATCAATTTTATCAGCAACCGTCACAATGGCAACAACCGTTCCCACCACAACCACAACCGCAACCATACAAGCCAAAAGGTACAGCGGCACTTGTCTTAGGTATCATAGGTATACTAACATCATTTATATTTGTCGGCGGTATTCTAGGCATTATAGCGATTGTACTAGGTGCAACCGGTTCAAGCGCGAACAAAAGATATGGTTATAAGGGTGGAACTGCCACAGCCGGTCTTGTCCTTGGCTCCATTGCAACCGCACTAATGGTAATCACAATAATAATTGCTGTATCAGGTAGCAATTCTTCATCTTCAAAAACCGACTTGTCTAAAGATGATTTTTCCGCTACCTGCTCGGAACTCAACTATAAAGATGTTAAGCGCAATCCCGATAAGTATAAAGGTCAGAATTTTTACATTGATGTACAAATATTTGACGTATCAACGTCTTTCGGTACTACCACATACAAGGTATTCACTAAAGACCCGGAATACGATATTTACGATGGTGATATGTTCTTTGTGACGGATAAGAGAGATAAGTCTGCTAAAGATTATGAAAAGCTGCTAGAAGAAGATATAATAAGAATATACGGAACTTTCAACGGACTTGTAGATACCACAAATTTTATTGACGGTTCAAGCGGTCAGGAGATAAACCTTGATATGTTCTATGTAGATATTTTATCGAAATAAAAATAAGGCGTGCAGTACATAAGTACCACACGCCTTTTTAATGCCCTTAATCAAGCTGTTTGCCGTTTTTATCGTAGATATGGTAACCGCTTGACTTGTATCTCTTCCAAGTCTTGTAAGCACTGCTCCAAGTGCAATAAGAACCGATCGCGTTCTTCTCGTCTCTGTAAGACTTCCTTACGCGATAAAATCCATTGCCGCTTGTATAATTCGGGTAGCTTGTCAGTGTCAGTGTTTTCTTTTCAACCGTCCTTGCATTCCTACCCTCTTTACGTCCATAGTTGCAATAATGCTCATAGTATAACGGAAGATTGTCGCCAAACGCATCTCTTAAGTCGGCATAGTTATCTTTGTACGCAATTACGTTAAATTCCGCGCTTGCCTGCCTTGCTTCTTTCATACCGTACTGCTTAAAGTGCGCCCAAGCCTTGTCATAATCGCTGCCGAAAGCTGTCTTAAGGTCGGCGTACTTATCAAGATAATATTTTGGGTTGAATACTGGAGAATAATCAAGTCCATTCAGCTTGTATTCTGCCGTATTAATGCCGGTAATGTCGGCATCAATGTACGGTGTAGGGTCAAGCCATTTATACTTGCTTTCATCGTGTAAACCGCTTGTCGGGATGCCGTTTGGGTACTCTCTGACCTCAAAGTGAAGATGCGCTCCGTAACTTCCGCCGGTATTTCCCATAAAGCCGATGCGCTGTCCTTTCTTGACAAATTCGCCCTCATTGACGTATACCTTTTCGAGGTGCGCGTACAAGGTGCATATTTTGTCATTATGCTTAATCATTACATAATTGCCATATCCCATTCCCTCTTTGTCCGGCACACCGTTTGTACCGGAGAGATAAGCTATAACCTTGATAACCGTACCGTCTGAATGTGCGGTAACGAAATCAAGCTGTGATTTGTATTTCACAAGGTCTATGCCTTGCGCCCACGCATTGCCGTTCTTTTTGTTATCGCAATGTGTCTTGTATGTGCAGGTAATCTGATTTACTGCATCTTCTAATACTCTACTACTCATAATTTTTTACCTCCTAAGATAATTTCAATGTGCCGATTAATGACACGCCGCAAGCGTCATTGTTGATTGCATTTGTTGAGTTCGACATTACTAATTGCACATTTACGCCTGATTCTCCGCTTAACGATATTGATTGAGATATTGGTCTGACATTCGTTTCAGCCGTAGAGCCATAGCAATATTTACCGCCTTGTCTGACCCTAACGCCCTCGCTTGATGTAAATGAAAGTGTTGCTTTGCTCGCGCCAATAATAAGCCTTGTCGGGAGAAAGAAACCTACCGTCGAACCGCCACCGGTTATATATCCGCCGGTAGAAAATACGATAGGTACGCTATCGCCCTTTGTCAGATATGCTTTTTCGGTTGCTTCAAAATAGACACGCCCACTTCCGAATACTGCTCCGCCGGCTGTCAGCTTAGATGTTTCCACACTGCCGTCCCAACCAAGCCTATATACATAGTCATAGTCCGTACCCTCTTTGCCGATATACGAACATATTCCGGTCGGCTGCGCGTTAGAACTCATTCCGAATTTATAGCCACGGCTGTCTGCTTTTGTTCTTAAATAATCAGCACCGATTGTAAATCCGCCGATTGTTCCACTTGTTGAGTAAAGGTTACCCTCTTTATCGACACGGAACGGACAATCTCCGTAATTAGTATGGTCTTTACCGCCGGCCGCGAATACCCATTTTGTGTTTACAGTCGGTCTTTGCATAACTGCTGTTCCGGTTTCGGCATCTCCGGCATAAATCTTGTTTGTTGTTATGCTCCACGAACCGATTTTAGCCGTGATTGCGCTTAAATCATCAACACTTATTTTGTCTGCTGTAATACTACCGGTCGTAATTTTCCCACCGTCAATCGTTGTGGTGTTTGCGGAATAGATATTCTCAACTGATATATCATCCGGATTAGGTGACCAATCTGACGGAACATTACCGAATGACATTTTGAATTTACGAACACTGATTGTATGACTAGTGTTATTATTTGTTGTATATACGGCTACTCCATAACGGTATTCATTATATGTTCCCCACGAACCTGATGTCAGTTTATCTAATGTTGTAGTAAAACTTAATGTACACCATTTATTGTTTTCCCTTGTACCTGCTAAATATTTTAAGTTGTTACCCGAACCGTCAATATAACAGTTTGTATATATTGCGCGATGCCAAGTTTTAAATCCGTCATTTGAGCCATACACTTCACAAGCTATGAGATAGTTCTTCGGTGTGGTCGCAAGGTCGTCCGCTTTTGCGTCAATAGTGATAACCACTTGCTTATCAGATTGTGAATTATCCGTAGCGTCAACATCAGTAATTGTTCGTATTGCATTCCAATTACCATTACCAGTCCTGCTTGCGACTGTAAAGCCATCATCATCTGTGGACATTAGCCAATCGCCATTTGATGTAGATATTTTACCGAAATTCTTTGTTGCAAGAAGTAAATTCCGGTCACCTACCGATAAATTATCCACAGTGTTTTTTATACCTACAACCACACTATTTGTACTGATAGCGTTGATAAATGCCGATTGCGAAGTAATCGTTGAGATTACCGCATTATCAGCGAATATATTCTCAACATCAAGTTCATTTGCGGTTATGCTGTTTGCGACTATCTTATCCGCATTGATTGTACGGTCAGTGAGTACATATCCGTCTAAGCTGTCAACCGTAGTGCTTATAAGTTCGCCAAGATTATTAAGTGCGTAAAGCAATCCGCTTTCCGAGCCTTTGAGAAGTATTCTATCCGCAACAAGTGTTCCTGCGGTTATCTTATTTGCGTTTACCTCAACGCTGTCGAGAAAGCCGGTTATATGCCCCTCAACTACGGTTGCACGGTCAATCAAGCCAACATTTGCAAACAATGTAGCCACATTCGCGGTGTCAATATTTGTCAATTCGATATTCGCATACTTAATATCCGCTTGTTCCGCTGTCATATAGCCTAATTTGGCGGTCGCGGCGGCTATGTTATCCGTAGTTATTGCCTTTGCGCTTAACGTGTCAAATTTACCCGATAGCGCGTTAAGATTAGCAATCGTAGCATACTTGATGTCTGCCTGCTCTGCGGATATTTTCGTTGCTATAACCTGATTAGCTGTTATGAGTTCCGCTGTCAGCCTTTGCATTTGAGATGTTATCGGGCCAGTAGGGTTGATTGAATTGTTTGTGTCAGATTGTCCGCAACTCTCAATCGAACATTTAAGACCACCGTCACAATCATAAACAATACTTGTAATCGGGGCGGAATACTTCACACCGTCAGATGTTACTTTGACAATATCCCCGACTTCAAGCCGCCAATCGCCAAGGCATTCAACCGTAAGCGGTCTATAAGTAAAACCGCCTATCTTCTTGTATACGGCATCAAGAACCACCTGCGTCATAAACGGATTAGATATGTTGATTGCCATAGTACCGCTGCCACTTGTAAGGGTTTTACTGTCATTATCCGTAGCAACCTCACATACTATCTTTTCAACCTTAAAAGCCTTGCTTGTTGTGAATTTTAAGCCATTCTCATAGTATTTGGTCGGACGTATAGTGTAATCAGCGTCTTTGTACCACCGGAATTCAAGCTGTCCTTGTGAATTAATGACAGCATTTTTACCCTGCCTTGCCGACAGATAACCTAACATTTCACGTCTTGTATATCCTTTTGGGGCGGTCGCAATGGATATTGTCTTATCGTCCATTGTGCTTTCAACAAACGTGATACCGGCTTGTGTGCATATCTCCTTGACGATGTTAATATCTTTGTTCGGATATTTCAGTTTTGACACATATGTCATTTCCATACTGCTGTACATACGGTCATATCCGGTGTAAGATGTTTTTCCCTCTTCTGCCGTGGCAGATGTTATCTTAAATATTCCAATTTGGATATATTCTATGTTGCCCTCTGATACCTCTAATCCCTCGAATAAGACCATTTCTCTGTTTTCAAGGTCAATCGTATCTTCATAAATAGAAAAAGTAATGCTTGACGATTGTGCGTTACCTATCGTTAAGTCACTACTTCCATTCTCCGATGCCGTTACCTTCAAGTCCGTAAGCGGTACTGTATATTCTGTTTCGCCTACGGCAAATTTGCCATAGTATCGTGCATAGTCGGTTGTTGCCGCCGCTATGAAACCCGTGCTTGCAGTTCTCATTGAACTACCTCCCGATTATTAATCAATCATAAACTCCAGTGCTTCAATCTCTGATGTCGTAAGCGGTTCCATATCGTCGCACTTGACAATATCATCAAAAGTAACCGTCATAATGTCAATGTTGGCATCTACATTGAGTAATTCCGCATATTCCTTTGTAGCTTCCTCTCTGTCTGCGTCACTCTCAAAGATGAACTGTCCGTTTTCCGATACCGGTTCGCCGTTATCGTCCTTTTTTGCGTGCGACTTCATAATCTCAATACGCTGTTCCTGGATGCCCTGCAATTCGCTAAGAAGTGCTTTCTTATTCTTCATAAGCGCGTAATTAATTTTTGCCGGAAGTCGCTTTCCGTCAAGTATTCTAAGACCATTCGATACCGATACTACTTCAAATAATTTCATTTCTCGTTCTCCTATTTCTCTATGATACTGATTTTGACATCTTTATAGATTGTCTTGCCGGGCACATCAATGACAAGCTGTCCGGCTAAATCTCCGGTATATGCCGTAAAACTGTCTGTTTCGCCCGAATTAAGCTGATACGATACTGTTGCATAAGGTGTTTTAATGTTATTTACGGCTGTCCGTATCGTGTTCAGTTCGGACTGTGATAACGGGACAAAAGCTACTTCAAGTTTTTTCTTTATTGCCTTTATCGTGCCTACCATTGTCGCTTCTGCATTACGCCCGGTATTTGTGCTCCACACCTTATTCCAACTCGGTGTTAATCCGGATATTTTCGGCATTTTGAGGTTGCCAATCTTAAGCCATTCGCTCATTCTAATCCGCCTTTCGCTTGATTTTTGGGTAAAAAAAGAACACCTACATTTCTGTAAGTGTTCTCTTTATACTAGGTTAAAAATGCCGGTTGCCCGGTTCTTGTCGTGAAGTCATCTGCCTGCTTTTGTACAGCACTGAATACTTCTTTGCCGTCAATCTGAACTACAATATGGCTAGGCTGACTGCTCATATTCATACCGCCAAACACTTGCAGCATACCACTCACTACAGCTTCTCTAATACCGGTAGTTATCTGATCGTTATTAGCGACGGCTGTCTTTCCGTTGGAAAAACGTCCGACAAGTTCATTATGGTTGGCATAGAATACTCCGTCTTCCGGAAAACCACCGGTTGCAAAAGCACTTCCACCGCCACCGCCTCTGAGACCTTTTATCTTGTCAATCAGGCTTAACCCGATATTAAGTACCGGATTAAGTTTGTACCAATTTTCCTTGAACTTGTTCCATAACTCCCTTGCAGTTTCAGCCAACCGGTTAAAAATCTTAACACCGGCCGCAGCAGCTATCGACCAAGCGATTTTAAAGTTTTTATACAATGTACTTGCAGGATGCAATAAAACATTCTTTATGCTCACTCCAAAGTTTCTCCAACCGGCTTTAAATTTCGCCCACAATTCCGATGCCGTGTTTCTAAGCGTATTTATGATAGATACCGCGCGGTTGCCCCAATTCGTTTTGAAATTGTTCCATAACTGCGATGCGGTATTTTTAAGTGTATTGACAATGGAGATTGTCCATTTTCCAAAACCGCTTCCTTTGAACCTTTCCCACAATTCGCTTGCAGTAAACTTAAGTAAGTTAGTTATTTCAATCCAATTATGGCGTATTCTATCCCACTCATTCTTAAGCTTATCCCACAGCTGTTTTGCGGTATTGACAAACTCATTTCCGATTGAGATTACCCAACTTCCAAGCCAAGAGTCTTTAAAATCTTCCCACATTTCTTTTGCGGTATTCTTAAAATCGTTGGCAATTTCAATTCCGGCTTTTGCGACAGTCTTCCACGCCTTTTTAAAGTTATCCCATAACTGTTTTGCGGTGTTCTTAAACACATTTGTTATTTCAGCAATAATCTTTGTATTTATTTCCCACGCCTTTTCAAGCTTTGGAAGGACATTATCATCCCACCAATCATTAATAGTCTTGAAAAATTCGGTGTCTTTTATCTTTGCAATAATTTCTGTTGTAAGCTTGATGATTATCGGCAAGCCAGGAGCACTTCCGGCAAGTATCCTCGCGATTACTCCCCCTACGCCACCTTCTTCCCAGGCGCCTTGATAACTTCCCCAATTAAATTCAAGTAATGCACCGGCTAGTGAAAACACAAGTTTGGCGATTGAAACAATTATTTCGCCAACATCAATGTTGTTTACCATTTCTACAATGGCTTTGCCTAATTCATTCCAATCTACACCGTCGATAAAACCTCTGACAAAATCAATGGCATCGCATATGGTATCACTTATCCATTTTCCGACACCCTCCCAATCGACAGAAGATACACCGTCAGACAATAGACTGCCTATGAATTTTCCGGCTTCATACCATTTATGGTTTACAATCGTGTTGTAAATTTTATCCGCCCATTTCTGTGCTTCATTCTCCATATTCGCAAAGGCTTTGTTCCAAACCTTTTCGTAATCTTCCGTAGCCTTAAGGATTTCGTCCGTAAGGTCAAGTGTATCTTTGGCACCTGCCGTTTTGCCGTTACTTGTATCGCTCTGTTCCGTAAGCTTATTGATTTCATCAAAACCCATAAGCTGATTTTGCCACTTTTTAGCGGCCGCGGCTGCATTATCGTAGCTGTCCGCAACATCATCTACGGCACCGCTTTCCTCTTTGTAACCACTTTGACCGAAACTTTCAAAGTCAATCTTAATTCCCATAAGGGACGCAATGTTTACTAGCAGTCGCTTAACCGCAATCGTTGCACCGTTGATGGCCGGTAATACCTTTTGCAGCATAGGTATAAACAACTGCCCTAAGACCATTCCGGTCTCCTTAAAGTTCGTACTAAGCTGACGTATCATATTGTTTGGCGAATTTATCGTATTAGCTAAATCGCCCCACGATACTTTGCTTTGGTCGAGGATTGCAAGAACTCTTAACTGCTGTTTTTCCATCTGCGACATTTCGCTTATGGATTTTTCAATGCCTAAGTTATAGGCATATGTCTGTAATGTGGCATTGGTTATATCAATGCCGTACTTATACAATGCCCTTGATTGACCGATTAAGCCACTTTGTAAGTTCGTTGCTACTGTTGAGTAATCAACATTAAAAAGTGAACTTATATCGCCTGCAAGCATTGTCATCGACTTTGCTATTGCGGTAGTTGTTTCTCCGCTCTGCCCTAATGAGTTGGTTACCGATGCAAGCTGTGACGCATATTGCGTAACCTCTTGTATATTCAGTCCAAGGTTTTTCGCACCGCTTTCCACAAGAAGTCCTGCATCTATATCAACCTTAAGACCGGATAACTTACCTAATTTATCATTTACACGCTTTGCAAAACTGTTCGCGTATTCTGTGGCATTGTCATAACCGTATTTAGCAAATTCATCGCCCCATTCTGAACCGATTTTGTTAAAAGCTACGGTATAGTAGTTAAATGCCTCAATGTAATCCGTTGTGCTTCGGATTGCGCTGTTTAATTTCTTTATACCGCGGATAACCCAGAAGAAATTCGCGTACAGCTTACCAAACACCTGCGCAAGGCTCACTGTTTTGGCTTTCGCTGTTGTGGCACTCCTTGATACGTTATCAAGTCCTTTTTGTATTCGCTTTGATGCTGTTCCTGCTTTACTGCCTTGTGCCGCAAGGTTGGCAATCGCGTTTGTCATCTGTATAAGGTTATTGCTTACCTGCGGTGCCGTTGCCAAGGTTGCCATAAGGTTTTTAATCGCTTGTGCCAACTGCGGAATGTTTGTTATTGCCCTGCCCGATGCAACACCTCCAAGCCTTGATATTGAACTTGTCAGGCTGTACAGCCTATTCACATCAAAACTAATAGAGCCTATATCGTTCATCTGCCGTACAAAATTCTGTAACTGCGTTGATATTGCCGGCAAATTTGCCGTAGCATTGCTTGATATATTTGTACCAAGCCTTGATACCGTGTATATCAGGTTTGACAGTCCGGTAACATCAAAGTTAAGGCTTCCGACAGAGTTCATCCCTTGTATGAATTGCGCAAGGTCATCTTTCATACGGAGCAGGTTATTTGTTCCGGCTGTGGACTTCACACCGCCAAGTTTTGATATTGCGTTTACAAGACCGGCTATTCCACTTGCGTCTATACTCTGTGCCGCCGCCATACCATTTGCAAGGTTCTGTAGTGCCGAGGAAATCCCATATATCGAGTTTGTATCGACAGATGAGAATTTGGTAAGGCTTCGTGCTAAAGAGGTTATTTCGGCTGATTTGCCACCTTTAAAGCCGGTTGCCGCATCCGATACTTGTCTGATACTTGTCGCAATGTTCATCAGCTTGTGCGTATCTACGCCAAGGCTTTGCGACATCTTAAGCATACTATTAGCCAAGCGGTCTATTGCATTGCTCGCCTTAGTCGCTTCGGCTTCGACTTGTATCTTCAAGCGGTCAATGTCGTTATCTGCCATTTTTGCACCTACTTTCTCTGTTTAATTTATAAAAAAATAAAGGGCAGTACGCCGTTAAGCTGTACCGCCCTCGTCTTTCTTTGGATGGTTTAAATCCCAATTTATCTTCATCGTGCGCATCTTAAGAACAAACGCCTTGCGCTGTCGGTCAAGTTCTTCCGGAGATAGTATCTCATCCCCATTTTCGTCAACCTTAGGCGGATCTGATTTGTCGCTGTTTGGACGTTCCGGAAAATCGACTTTCTTTTTGCCAAGAATGCCGTTATTTGAGCCAAGGGCAACCATCGGTATTCCGTACTCACGCGACATACTCCACACAAGAGTATCAATGCGCCGTTGTTTCATCTTCTCACCCTCAATGCACAATGCAAGTTTGGTTGGGTTAAGGTGTTTAAACTCTGTTAAGGATATTCCAAGCGAAAAAGCCATAGGGAAGTATTCTTCCCATATTATTTTGTGGAAGTCGGTTTCTTGTGGTCTTGTGGTGTCTTGACGGCTTTGATTGTTTTCTTCTCTTCCTCCGGCTCCGCCTCCTTGAGCATCGCCGTTATGCCCGCAAGGTCGAAAAAACCGTCAGTTTCCATGCACTCTGTCAGTTCCATGAACACATCACGGAATGACAGCTTATTCTCCCTCATATAGTCCTTAAGAAGTTCGTGTGCATCCTCTTCCGGCATATCGTGATGTTCAAGCAATCCGGCATAAAAAGCCGATTTAACAATGCCCGGTATATCGCCTACCATAGATGCCGTTCCGTTGATAATTCCGCTTGCTGTCGGCGTTCCGTCAACGGATATGCCCTCTTCAACCATATATGCACCGCTTTTAACCTTGAACATTTTCTGCACGGTGTTTTTGTGTTCAGCCGCATCAAAGCCAAACTCTAATTTATATTCATTGCCTTTTACAGTAATAATTTTCATTGTTTATACCTTTTACCTTTCCTCCTATGTCCTACACATAGGAAAGGGGCAGTCCGTAGACCGCCCTTTCTGTCAGTTGTTACTCCGTACCGTTAAGGTACTGCGTATAGTCGGCTGTTTCTGTGTCTGTGCCATTCGATACAGCCTTTTTTACCACATTGTCAGTCGAATGGCTAACTATTCCCCCGATGTCGGGGTAACGGCTTCATCTGTACCAATCATCTCATCCAGGATAAGATTGATTGTCATAATGTTAAGTTCATTCTGTGCCTTGCTTGTAACCGGAAGTTTTGAAGGCGGTGCCGCTACGAAAAACTCCGCTTTTGTGATGCCCGGTGTTATCTCCTGGAACCACATTCTCTTGCCACCGTCAAGCTTCTTATAAGCGGTAATCAAATCTTCCCACTCTTTGAGCGTGTCATCTGTCTTGTTGACGCCTACTGCTACCGTATCTGTTACGGTATCTCTGCCGGCAATGTTGCGCGTCTGTGCATCTTCAAGTGCGGATGCGTCTATCGCTTCCGGTGTAACCGTAATTTCATCAATTGAATTAATGCGGGTTAAAATCTTGAATGCTGTAGGTTTTGTGCCGGCTGTTGTTTCAACGCCGTATGAAAATGTCACGCCAAGGGTTGATACTCCTGCTAATGCCATTGTGTTTTACCTCCTAATTTTGTGTAAAAAAATAAAACCTTAAAGGTCTTTCAAGTTAGTGTGTCGTTTGCGCCGATTATTCGTCTGAACCGCGCATCACTTCTGTATATTCCGCCGGACGTCTTAATTTCCGGCATCGCGATTGCTTTGAATCGCATCGTTTTAAAAATATCAGCGATAGCACTCATTACTTCTCTTGCATCGCTGCTATCCTTATTCGTACTTACCTTGACTTGTACTGTCGCTCTGACAGCATTAATCGTCTGTCCGCCAAGGTCTGCTCCCTCTTCCACGGATGACAGAGAGTGTATATACACTGTCGGGAACTGTGGGTTTGACGATGTTTCTTCCTCGTCCGTGACAAACAGTGTCGGATATTTCGCGGCAAGCTGTTCTTTCGCTCTTGCTGATACAATCGAATATATTATCTTGTCAAGGTCATACGCCCACTGATTATCACTAGTCATCGCCGAACACCTCTCTTGCTGTGCTTACAATAATCTCTCTAAGTTCGTTTGCCGTATTGTACATAAACGGTCTTGGCGGCATGCCCTCGGTAAAATACCAATTACCGTTATCGTCCGGATAAAACCATCCGTATCTGCCGTCTGTAAGCTGTCTGATTGTCTTACCGCTTGCGTATTGCCAAGTTACACCGTCCGGCAATTTGCCTTTGTATGGACTGCTCTGCCCGACTGTGCCGGTTCCGAACTCAACAAACATCGCGTGGTCTGTTCCGGCTACTACCGCCCATACACCGCCACCGCGAACCGATGTTTCGTATTCTGAATGAATACTTTCTAGCAATTCGCGTTTGAAGATAGCGTCAAGGTCTGCTAATTGCACTCTGGCGATTTCTACGCCCTTTTCAGCTAGTTTTTCGGCTAATAGCTGACATTTATATGTCAGAGAATTAGAATAGCTTTTTAAGGCGTTTACGCCGTTCAGAATGGATTGTTGCGAAAACATATTAACTGTGATTGTCGGCATATTCTACCTCACATTCTTCTGCAGCAAGAATAAGTCCACCGTCAATCCCTCGTCCGCTACGCCTTTAACAATGTAATCAGCCGTGGTAACGTCAACAAGGTTGTTTTTATCCCTGCCGACAGCCGATGACTTCCAAATGTAATCGCCGGTCTTAATCGGTAACGCGCCTTTATCAGTCACTATCTGTAGATAGCTTGTGCTGTCATCAATACCAAATTCCTTTATCAAGACTTCTGATAACTTGTTGTTAATGCTTGCACGGAATGTAACCGGGTCAGAATACCCGATCACAGTATCTTTTATGACCGGTATCGGCTTGCCGTCTGCGGTTGTGTATTTCGTGTACACGATGTTTCCATCGCTGTCTCTTTCGTATATCTCTACTTTCTCGCCTTGCCGAGAGTATTTCATCGTTTGTTTATTCAGTTCAAGCATCGTCTTTCTTTGTGGCCTGCTTGTAAACCTGATTTACACCGGTACTTGCCAAACCGGAAACAATTCCGACCGCAATCGCATTGAGAATGTCTGTTGCCGGGAAGTCCGGTATTACATACATTCCGATTACGCCCAATATACCGCCTACAATTCCTACAATTATCGGAATTGCCTTATCAGGGATTACCTTAATGGCTTTTGCCGCAAGTCCTACAAGATACGCAATTACTACTATTGCAAGTACAGTTCCTACTTGTGTTATATCAATCATAGTTTTATGTCTCCTTCTCTCCGTTTATTCGGATTTCCAATCCGTCAAGTCTGTGATGCAAGCTTTTTACACTCTCTTCAACCTTGATAATGCGGTCATTATGCGAATTGATTTCCTTCCGCATCTCCGACACTTCATTCTTAATATCCGTAGTGTTTGTCGAGATTGCATCTAATTTCATATTGATACGCGTATTCTCTTTTACGCGCTCTTCTATATCTTTTGTGTCGGTTCTTTTGCTGTTTCGACACGAAAAGCATATGCTTATAATGCCGAAAATAAAAGAAAGCGTCACTGCTATTATGCTTACTACTGTCGATGCAGTCATAACATACCGCCTTTCTTCGTAAAATGGCACACCGCCCACCACCCTTAAAGTGTGCCGCCTGCTATCATATTGCTGATGTCAGCAATATGGTAACGCACAATCTTCTTTTAATGCCCTAAAGGCGTTGTTAAACAGCTTATAATCCTTTGACAAAGGGAATTACGTCCGACATCAGCTTGTTACGTTCAGTCCATTTACGGCTTACGCCATTCTCGGAATATGTTTCCATATATGCTTCGCCGGCTTGCGAATGGTCGTACACAACAAGGTTGACAATAACATCTTCGTAATTCGCCATATCTGCCGCAATCTGCTCTTCTGTGTAACTGCTAGGGTAATTACGCCTTTTCTTTATTTCGTTCTCAACCTGCTTAATCAGCTGTTGGATGTACAGATTGTCTTCTTTGCTGTCGAACACAACCACATCTTCTCCGGTTTCATCTTCAATATGAAATTGTTTAAGTCGTATCTTGACTTGCTCTAATATGGTGTATTCGTCCATTGTTTGCTCCTACAATCCTAACTTCTCGATTAACAGTTTCTTAAGTTCGGCTCCCGTAAGTTCTTCCGCGTTTTCTACGCCTTGTTCTACGGCAAAAGATTGTAAATCCGCTGTGGACATACGATTTATAGCTGTTTTGCTATACTCAAAAGAGGCTCCAGTGTTATCTGGAACCTCTTCTCCTGCGTTATACCATTTGCCATTAAGAACAACTATATGTGGGTATTTCATAAACTGTCCTCCTACAATTCGCTATGAACCTCATAAACAAATGTGCTGTCCATATTTTCATATGACGGAAGTACGACTTCCGATGCAAACGTGGACATCTTCATAGGCGGACCGTATTCTACCTTTGTGGCAACTGTGATACCAATGCCGTATGTGGTTACGTCAACATTGGCTACCTGCCTTGCTGTTCTCTCTTCCGGTGTAGTTCCAAACCAAGTTTTTCCAAGGTCTCCTTCCGGAAGAAGAGTTACTTTATCATTTGGGTAAAAATACTGTTCATTGCCGGCATCGTCAATGTACATCTTATCGTAAAGTACGATAGTGAGCTTTGCTCTCTTCTGCACTACTGAAATAACAGTATCATCATCAACTTCAATCGTTGCTGTAAGGTTCTGCGCAAGAATAGAATTTCTTATCTGTGCATTGTCAAGCAAATACTGAAATGTGTTGCTGTTCATAAGCACATATCTAGCAATTTTGCCCTGCTTTTGCAGTTTTTTCCTTGCGTTATTAAGGTCTGTGAGCGGCTTTGAATTTGCCGTGTCACTCCACATGCTTGTGCCGGAAAGTTTTGCATAGTGATTAGCTGCATACGTTCCGTCTTTGTCGTAATCATAAGCATACTGGACACCGTCGCTCTCGATAGCAATTACCGGATGACCTGCATTAGTCGCAAGAAGTGACATTCTCATGCGCTCCGGAACTACTTCTGCGCCACTTACAAGTGTGTTTGTATCGTCGTATACACTCGATAAGGCACTTGCAAGATATGGGTCATCAGCGGACTGAATACGCTCAATTTCAAGCATTTCCTCTTCGCCTATGGTCATTCCCTCGCGGAAGAATGCCATCTGTGTTTTCTCTTTGCTTAATCCTCCTCTTGCTCTAAGTGTCGGGATAGAGTCAAAATTAGATGGAGCAAGTGACACCGGAAGCCCCTTATGTGTCTTAATCCAACTTAAATCAAGTCCTTGTTTCTTTCTTTCTGGGAACCATTGTAATCCAAGGTATGGTATCTGGTTACTAGCATTTTCCGTTGCTGATAAAGCAATAGATTTACTATCTAATACATCATTTATTAACATTTGTTCAACCTCCTGTTATTCAAATACAATCATTGGAAGAGCTGTCTTAACTGTTGCGTCATATGTAACGCCGGAATGCGTTTCTGCCACTTTCGTGTTAAGATATGCTTTCTTAAGAAGTACGCCCTGTGGTCTATCTTCTGTCACATCAAATCTTAAGATGCCAACTACGGTTGCCGTGTTGTCTGCTTTTCCGGTTTTTCCGATTGGTGTTCCGGCTTTAACGATCTTTTTGCCATCTGCGTTTTTTTCTGTTACGTCCTCGAAATCGAGTGTCAGCGGGATTGCTTCGTTAGGTTCGCGCTTTAAAATCTGAACATCGCCCGCATATGTAGTTGTCTCATACTGCATATTCATTTCTTTCGCCATTTTTTGCCTCCTGTTATTGGATATAATGTGATAAAACGTCATTGTCTTTAGGTACACTAGAGATAATGCTTTCAGCTATTTTTTCAGCTTCGGTCTTGTTGTCCGTACCGCCTTTATTACTGCCGCCGCCCGGAATATCCTGATGTTTTGCGATTTCTTGCTCTTTCGCTTGTGCTGCGGCCGTTTCTTTTTCGGACATAATCTTGCCAAGTTCGGCTGTATCAAAGCTGCCATCTTCTTTCACAATCAACTTCGCCTGCTCTGCTGTGACTTTAAAATCAGCCATAGCCTTTTCGCGCAAGTCTCTAATAGCATTAGACTTCTGCAAGTCTGCTATCTGCTTATTGGCTGTCTCTAAGGCTTTATTTGCTTTATCAAGTTCGGTCATATTACCGGCTTGTATTTCATCAAGCTGTTTTTGTAAATTGTCTGCCGTGTCAGCTTTAGCTTTGTACTGGTTTGCCTTATCTTTCTCCTTTTGGGTCTCGCCGTTGACCTGATTAAGATAATTACTTATCTGCTCGTCTGTCGGCTCTGCTACTCCAATAGTAATAAGGTTCTGTTTTGCCTGTTCTCTTGTCATAAATTACCTCCGTGTCACTACGCTTATTAACGTGGGTTGCTCCACATGTGATTTCTGCTGTTTTACGCACAACTGCAAAATTTATAAAATAAAAACAGTTACCGATTATTCCTCGGTAGCTGTTTTATTCTGCTGTTTGTTTAATTGTGTAACTATCTCTTGTGCCTTTTTCTCTTGTTCTTCTGCGTCTTTAATAGTTTTGTAAAGGTTGTCAAGATAAGGTTTAGATAACACATATGTTTTTTCCGCATCGCCCCAAAGGCCAACTGTTTTAATTGCCACAAGCGGATGTATTCCGGCTTGTAATAGCACAACTAATGTTTGCGCTTTAGTGTACATATTGTCTTGCGGACTGTGATTTATTTGAACATCAAAATCTGTAACCGATAGTTTTAAATCAATTCCTGCAAGTCGCAAAATATTAAGAGCGACGGCGGCAAGTCTTTTTTCAGATGTTTTAACAAGTGGGTCTTTCAGTTTTGCCCTTGTCTTTGAAAAATCCCATCCATTTCTTAATTCTACTGCTCCTTGTGTATCTCCGCCTGTATTTCCTTGCTTGTTTGGTATTGCCAATATAGACAATGTGTTATTCCATAAATCGTCTTTAGCAACTTGGCATTGGCTTTGATTAAGTTCTTGTGTCATTATGTCAACATCGGACTTGTTATCTTTATTAATTGATTTAACAACCAATGCGTGGCTTTCTTTCATCTTCTTAAAGTTCTCTTCATCAATTTCACAATTAACGAACTTAACCCAATATTGCACAAACTGTTCCACGCCGTCCATTCTGTTTGATTGCATATTATTGATTGCGTCAAGCATTCCCGAAACAAGCTCAATGTCAGATATTCGTTCGTGATTGTTCGGGAACTCAACAATAGGAACCTCGCCGTATGTGTGTAGTTTAGTGCTAATAACCTTGCTATCGGCAACAGTAAAGGACATTGTGTCTGAAAAAGCCATTTTATACCGTTTTCCGTCTGCATCTTTGAGTTCCTGCACCGCAAGTATTGGTTCTTCGGTGTTTTCGTTATAGATAACATAGGTGTTCATAGGAGTAGGTGCTACAATTCTAATCGGTATTTTCCCCGCTTTAGGTTGAGCAGCTTTAAACGATGTTCCTGTAGCGGATTGCCATTCTCCGGCTTTTATGTCTTTTTCTTGCTTGTTAGCATCTGTCATAAAATCATTGAGAATATCAACTGCTTTATTGATATTTTCATCATTTTTGCGGCTTATAAACTGAACCGGCTCGCCGTAGGTTTGGCCTACCTTAAATTGGACAATCTCATATGCGTGATTTTCTACAATTTTATTTGTTATATCCGCATTTGTTAGCTTTTGCCTGTACAGCACCGGCTGATCGCCTTTATAGTAATCCCACAGATATTTTATAATCGTTCTATTCCAATTAAAAATTCCAATAGTGCTTCCGATTACTTTAACCACATTATCCGGTGTTATCTTTTCTATGTTCGTATATGCAATTTTTCTACCATAGCAGCCTTTAACAAGGTCTTGTAAATACATTGTGTTCATATTTGACCTCTAACAAAAAGTAACTCCCGAACTTGTTTGGCGTTCCGGGAGCGGTTTTAATAATGTCTTATCGTGTTCTATGTCATATACGACAAGTTTCTTACATTTTTTACACTTGGCGAATGGATTTATAGTAGATTTACCATCATATGTGGTAACTTTGCGCCCACACCGAGGGCAATATATTGTTTTACTTTCCATAATTTTCTCCATGAAAAAAGCACACCGCTTATAAAAGTGATGTGCTTTCTATGTTGTTGCCAAAAGAATAATTTATTTTACAGTTTTTCACGATACGATTATACAACATATTGTAGTGAACTGTCAAGCATTATACTATATTTTGTGTTTTGTTTGCTTTTTCAAATTCTTCTATTGCTCTTTTGTGTAACTTTTTACATCCTCTGTCCGTAATTCCTAGGAATTGAGAAATCCGGTGTATACTATATTGCTCAATATACCTCCAATAGATTACTTTTTGGTGTCTATCGCAAGGTATATTCTTTATTTGCGCAATTATGTTGTTTTTTGTGTCAATATACTTATCTATCAATGAGTCCGTTTCGCGTTCCATTTCGTCGATTTTGGCATATGCTGTGCCTATTTTGTCATAGTTCGGTGTCGTCTGAACTCGTTCTCCGGTTTGTATCGCTGATATACTACATGCCAATTCCTTAAGCTGCGCGATTTCTATAAGTTTGTTGTTAATCATTCGATTAAGCCTGCCTACTTGATTGAGATAGTCTTTGGTCGTCATTCAATACCTCCTAAATGGGTTTAACATAGCTTCAGCTTTTGCCATTCTTTTATTTCCGTAAATCATGTCACATAATTGTGCCGTAGAGTCTATCCCGTCATCATGCTTCATTTTCCCTTCAAAAGTAGCAGACAAAATATTTTGAAAATACTTTCTGTACTCTTTTGTTTGATATTTCATGTCCACAAAATGAAGTTTTCGTATGTCTGGAGCATGATTTTTGATTCTATCCATTTTTGCAGTCTGATTGTCTGCCGGATCATGACTTGTGTTAATAGGGTATCCGTCTTTTTCCCATATCTTTTCACAATCTGTACGGTATGCTGATGTTGTCTTTGTTTCCTCAAAATGGACTTCTGCTGTCTTATTATTAAATTTATCTAAATGTCTTTCCATTCGTGAAGTAACTTCTGGTATGGTAATTTCCTTATCACCGTCATTGTAGACAACATCAGTGATATAATGTTCTCCGTCAATCTCATAGCAGATAGGCATTGATACAAAATCACCGCCACCATAAGCAGGGTCATTAGCTGCAAATATCCTATCAGGTCTTATTCCTTCAAGTTCTGCCGGATTAAAGAAATTCATCATATCGACATTGAACATCTGACCTTTTCTTTCAATAGGCTCTTGTTGATACTGTGCAAACCATGATGCCATATCGTCATTGTTCTCAAAAGATGCCATACGTCTTTTGTAATCAAGAGTTGTATATCCCAAATGATACGGATAATCAAAATTGCTATCTCCGTTTTCATTTAGTGCAGGAATAATAACCTCTCTGTGCCGTATGCCTTTGTATTCAGGATCATTTTGTAATAGGTCTAACCGTCTACCTTGAACATCCTTTTTCGCCCAACGAGTTCCTATCCCCAACAATTTAGCCTTTCCAGGCTTAATTCTCGGCATAAAGTTGTTGTCGAATTTTCCCCATACAGTATTTTGCCTGTCTTCGCTCAATGCTTCATCAATACCGCTGAATAAGTCATCATAAACTCCAAGCCCGTCACAGTCACAAGCACCATTCAATGTTCCGTAAATGCTTCGCATGGTAAATGTAGGGTATGTTTTTTTACGTATAAGGTCTACCGTCAAATCTTTTCCGTCAGTAATCAGCTTTTTCTCAACTATGTTTGGATATATTTCAGCATATGTGTATGTCGGGTCTGTAATCATTTCTATGATGCCGTCATAGTAACCACCAGTAATTTTGTCCGAATATGCCGAATACAGATTAGACCGTTCCGGTCTGTTAGAGCCGAACCACAGATTACCCATTTTGACTATTTGTGTCTTACCGATTCGTCCGGGGCAAAACACCATTCCCTCATCAAGCACATCATCGTACAGATCTTGAATAAGCTGTGCTACCTGCCGTAATGGATTTATTCTAGGCTGATAAAATCTCTCTTCTACCGGTCTGTTCTTTTCCATGTATAGCATGAAGCTTTCAAATCGATAAGGTGCTTCAATCAGAAGAATTTTGTAATAGTCATCAACAAGGCTGTATTTTTCTTCATGTTGTTGGCTGTATTTTTCAAGGTCAAGTATTCTACCGCCGGTCCTTTCCATGCAGAAACGCTCTATTATGCCCTTAGAGCGGTCTGCCAACCGCAAGCCATACATCATATCGTTTTCGCCATTTACGGCTACTTTTGCAGCTTCTATGTACGCGTCAATGACCTGTTCATCTATTCCATTTCGCTCTATGTAGTTTTCATATCCGTTTACTGTGGAAATAAGGCTCTGACTAGCCATAAAGAAAAGCACCTCCGCTTTTGCAGAGATGCTTATAGACCTCTGCCTATAATTTTTCTAGGTTAGCAACTAACTCCATTTGTTAGCCGGTTAATATATTATTCGTTCTACTGCTTCGTTGCTAGACGGGTACAATTTTCGCACAAGCGCGTCATAATCGTCGATTATATATCGTACCGGGATTATATATGTTTTAATTCCGTAAGCTTCCGCTGTGTTCGTTTCAATACGGCATCCCTTCCAAACATATATTTCATCAATCCCGATAAATACATCTGCCTGCGACAGCTTCTTAAGGCTCTCTCCAAGATACCAGATTTCTTCTTTGCCGCCCTTCGGAGGATTGTCCTCAATATAACTATCAATAAGTTCAAGTGTCTCTCCCTCTAAAGTTTCAACAATCTTTTTCATCTTCTGAATGTTTGCTTTGATTTCTTCCTTTGTTCTGCCTTTCATCGGCACACTTACAAATAATTTTTTCATTTCTTTCTGTCTCCTTTTATATTTTATCAACTTTTATTTTTATTGGTAGCGACTATAATCAGTTTGTAACCGGTAATTGTTTATCTGTCAATTCCTACAGTTCCTAAGAATTCAACACTGTCTTTTGAAGTATAGACAATGACTTTATCGTTGCGAACCATATTGGGTTTTTCTGTAACCTCGATTTTGTTCTCATTTTCTGTAAAAATAAATTCAACGCTTCCTTTGTAGGTTATCAGTTGCCCATCTACGCAAACCGTAATTATCTCATAATTATGAGCCGGAGCACGCGAAACTGTACTTTGATACCTAACATAAATTCCATTTTGTATTTCTTCTATTTCGCATTCGTATTTTTTAGTTTCGTTAGCCCAATCCCAAAATGAATCAGAGAGTTTTATCCCGATTACACAAGCGGCAATAAGAGCGGCAGCTATAAATAGTTTTAAAAACTTTTTCATAAATTTTCCTTTCAGTTTATGCACAATACCTTTTCAGAAACTTTAATACATTCTCTTCTTTTTTCGTCATTAGTGCATTCTCTGTCTGCATTGTATCTACAAGAAGCCAGATTGCACTTTTTATTTGTATAAGCGTTATTTACATTATCAATCCATTCACGAAACGGAATATTATTGATTGTGGCATTATCCAATGCCATGTCAGCTATCTCCTGTGCCATTTTTCTGTATTGAAATTCTGTCATTGCTATCCTCCACAATTCCGTCCATTATTGCTTTCTCAAGGAGTTCTTCGATACTTCTCCCTCTTCCGCAAATCAGCATTTTATTATGCAATTCAATAAACTTCTGATTTGTCAAGGGTTTCCAATTTGGGTTATCCCTTTTGCATTTAAAAGTATCCGTGCCGAGACCACATACATATATTTCGTTCCCATTTGCGTCAATGCCAGGGCCGACACATAAATCGCAACCCTTTATATCCTTGCAAGGTTTTAATTTGCCACTATATCCGCGACATAACATTGTGTTTTGATGTTCCATAATCACACTGCTATTTCTGTATGTTGGTTTCCATTCCGGCTCATAACAATTTGTGCTATGAACATATCTCGCAATACCCAAAAGCCGCACAATAAAGTGTTTAGGGCATTTTCTTCTTTTAACGCAAGTAGTACATAACCAAGGTTTACTCATCATCCTTTTCTCCTTAAAGCAGATCAATCTAAAAACGTCCGCAAAAAATAGCGTTTATACCATTCATTCTCTTCTTCTAACAGTCTTTCTCTTTCTTCTAGTATCTCTTTTCGTTTTAGTTTTTTCAAACAGTCTACATCTTTCTCAAGTTCATCAATTCTTTTTTCTAAATTGTTTTCATCGCCTGACTCAGGATTTCTCTTTATCTTTTTTAGTTCTTCAGAAAGACTAAATACTCGTTTGAGCAACTTTTCTTTTTCATTTTCAGCACGTTCTAATCTTTCTAAGAGACATCTAATTTCATCACTTTTTACAGTCATGTCATGGATGTAATCGTCCCATCTAATAAAATCTCCATTCACAAGCTCTTTGCCCGATTTACCATCTTTAAATGTATATCTTTCCGCCGTCAACAATTTAAGCATCATACTTATACCTCGCAATCACTACAGTTTTCTACCGCAGATAGGGCAATAATTAATTTCAAATTCGCCCTCTCCATATTCTTCTCCGCTGTTGTCGTAACAAAGTTTATGGCAATATCCATAATTGGTTGATTTTATATATGCTCTGCCATATGTATAACCGTTTTCAATCTTTTTCTTTCTGCCATCGCAAAATTCACACATATTACACTCCATATTTCTTGAAATAGTCCGCTATATTTTTAGGTATCTCAACACCTCGTTCTTTTGCTTTTTTACATTTTCTATTTCACATCTGTAGGCATATTAGCAAGCCGAAACCATTGGTTTATATCAATTTGCATATGCTCTAATTTATTATTAAGACCCGTAGAGTCATAAGCCCTTTTAACACATTTATCTCGCGGATAAATAATATGTTTTTTCACATCTCCATAGGTTGTGCAGTCTATCCCAGGACTATATTTTGCACATTTTTCTCTGTATTCGCATATATCGCATTCAGTATCTTTCTCTTTATATTTCCGGGGTTTGCATTGCTTGAAATCCTTGCACTCACAATCAAGTGATGTATCATTTCCTTTTTGGCAACTGTAAACCGGATATTCTTCTCCTATTTCTTCGTCAAAAACAAAATCTTCATCACAATATTTGCAAATTGAGCAATCTTTCATATCGTCACCTCAAATCCTTGTAAATATATCCAAATCGTAGTTATCCCGTATATAATCAACAACATCAGACAGCTTTTCTTTCACATACTCGTCATTCACAATATCAGGATGACAATAAAATGTGCAGCTGTCCTTTTTGCCCTCCGCTTTATATTTCCGGTAATTAAATGTCATTGTAAAAAGCGGTATTCGGGTTAAATTCTTTGTTTTCCTGCGAATATACCAATTTGCCAATCTTTTGAGCATATAACTACCTCCTTTAGCGCAGTGGGTGTTGTCCCGACTGAACTACTATCCGTTGTACAGTTTCTTGTGTGACCAATTCCAACTCTTTTCATATTCGAGTTAAAACTAGTCACACAAGCATTTTAATTATTTCAGCAGGGATTACTGTAACGCCTGCTTATTCGGGAGCTACCCGACCGCTTGATGTGGTGAGGATTTGCACCTCCACATGACACTTAAGACGAGTGATCTAAGTTGCAGATTTCAACTCATAAATCTACTGCAATACTGGCTACCTATTTCAGCACACATCAATTCACACATAGATGGTTTTGGGATAATACAGATAACCAACAACTATATTCCCATTTCGTTTATATGTGAAAGCGCAGATGCAAGGAGTCGAACCTTGACGGCATTTCTGCCGGATAGCTTAGCAAGCTACTGTGATACCATTACACCACATCTGCATATTTTGGAACGGCAAGTCCCTACTACTGCAATACCTATCTTGCCATTCCAAAAACTAAAACATAATTAAGATTTCTCTTTATCCACCATACATACAGCCATATTCTGCCACTGTGACGACAAGCCCGAGCCTTTGGGAGCGACCCTAAGGCTTCTTGCCGTTTTCAAAGCACACGCGGGATTGATACCCGCAAATTTCACGGTTCTTTCGGAATATTATCATGCTTGATAATTGTTAGAATGAAATCGTGCCGTACCGCTACTTTAACGAGTTACTTGTGTTATATCCGGATTTCTCCGGCTTCAAGGCACACTGCTTAATTTGAGATTTTCCGTGATTTGTCCGTGGTCTCTCATTCCACGAACCTCAACGGATTATTCCTACACCGTAGGCGTCTATTATTCACAGCCACAAGTCCTCTGCTCTTGGCTTCTCTATGATGATACACCACGCAAGCATTGTTGACGGTTTCCGTCTCCCTGCCGTACCTCACAGTACAGAAGAAGATATTAGCATACCCGGTATCCCGATTATGCCTATCTCGTTTTCTCGCGTGTCTCGGCAAGGCTGAAAAACCTATCTGCACCGAGATAATCATGTTTTAAGCAAAACGGTCGGAGTCGAACCAACATCAAGGTCAGAAAGGATGAAAAAACCTTTGCTTTGCCAATTAAGCTACGTTTTGCGCCGGTATGCAAACAACCCCGTACGTCTGCACACCACATACTTTTAAGAGGAGTTATAATATGTCATCCGCCTATCACGGAACGTGGGAAACAAATGAAACCACGGGTTGATTTCCACAATGTTGTTTGTGTGCAGTGGGATACGCACACAAGCAGACATCTTAATGTTCTGTCCGAACAAACCCCGCCGAACCGTCTCTCACGGTTCTTAACAGAATAGTCCTAGCGGAGAAAGGGGGTTCATGATAAATATGGAATACAGATATATCATGTGGGGGAAGAGCCATTCAGCCGTCCATCTGAACCTCTTCCCGAACGGGAGCAATGGGAATTGAACCCATATCCCGGCAGTCAAAGTGCCGTGTCTTGCCATTAAACGATGCCCCTTTATGCCTAACGCATATTCGTAAGTTCTTTAGCCGCCGCAAGCATAATCTTTTCATATTTCCTGTGGCTGACATTAGCCTTAACAACCTCATCAAGAATGTTACAGGCTCTAGTGTTGTTCTGCCAGGTAATCAAATATCTGCAATACTTCACGTTTACTTGCCGGCAAGGTGGTGTCTTTATCAAGAATATCCTTAACACGGTCTCTATAAGATTTCTGCCAAACTGTTATAAAACATTGATTTACTCCTTTTTGTTTTTTGAAATATTTTGGAATGGGACTACCGGAAAGCCTTTTTATTTTTGCGGTAGTATGAGGGACTTAGTAGAGCCTTTTGGTGGATCTATCTAAACCCCCACCCCCTAGCAGCTGAATTGTGTGCCATTCTCAAACAATTAATACAATTCAACGCCTTTATGATTAAGTATGTCGCAAAATATTTATTTTGTGTCGTTATTAAGGTTTACCGTGTCCGGAAAGCCTTATTTTAAAGGGGTTTTTAAAGGTCTGAATTGTGTGCAAATTGTGTATGGTTCACAACTGCCTATTTTGTCTCATTGTCGGACAATTCAAGGCATCCGGAAGCGGTCAATTGTGGCAGCTGTGCGGCGGTCAGGCTGTCGCGCTGCGGTCCTTCCTTGATTGCCGGCGCGGTCTCCGTGTATCCGTAATTCGCTTTCAAGGCGAAAATGCAACCAATACGGTTTATTTCCTGAGCACCGCGAATTAAATTATTTTCGCATTCGCCAAGCCACCTTTTAACCGCGTTCGAGTGAGAGGTACTTAATTTCTGCTTAATTTCCGCTTCTGGATAGTTTAATCTATAACTTTCTATATCTTTTATTATATTATTATTACTATCATAATATATATAACTCCTAGAGTTTTCATTTTTCCATCTGTCTATAGTATCTTTACTTAAACCTATTAATAAACTAAACTCTATAACTGTAGGATATTTATTATACTTGTAACATAATCCGGTATACATATCCCATATATTATTTAATAACTCAATGTCATTGTAATTAGGTTTATTATATTTAAACCACTTAACATTGATATATTTTATCATACCGCTAAACAGTGTGGTATTATCTGTTATAGCTGCCGGGTCCGGAAGGTTGTCCACGTATTCATCAGCAAGCCGGCACATATTGCTAGCGTAGTATTCTGTCCCATTCTCGGCTTTCTCTGTGTTCCTGCTCGGAATGTAGGTTGTTTTCTTCGGCATCTGTTGCGCCTCCTTCCTGGAAATAAAAAAAACAAACGAAAAGAAAATACATCAGGCGGTTTGTTCTGCTCTGTGTATTCATCAATCGTTTGTTTGTCGTGTGCCGAATTCTTCGGCGATCATATGCGTAGTAAAGATATATATCTTTGTTGATGACATTAACTATATCACATAGATTTATTTTAATCAAGTGAATATAAAAAATTAATGTCGGGAATATTTTTTGATTTTCACTTGACAAAAAAGGGAAAAGGGTGTATTTACGCGCGCACGCGCCCGCTCTCTCATATATAATACGACTGTAAAGGAGTATTATATATATTTTAATAATCTAATCTAAATCTAAATCTAAATCTAAGTCTCGGGTTACATTTTGTTACAGTTATGTAACGGTTTGTATACAACTTGTATACAACTTGTATACAGAATGTAAACAGAACCGCGCAACGCCTTATTTTGCGGCATTTTTGAGCAATAAAAAAGAGCGCCCGGAGGCGCTCAACGTAATTAATTATTTTCAAAAAGTCGTTCAATGCGGCGTTTTTCGTCCTCCGCGGCCATTTCGCGTTCCTCCAATACTGTTTTAATCTCTCGAACAATAGAGAATATGCAGTCGCCCAATTTCGCGGGGGTTATGTCTGATAGCCACTCGTACCCTTCCCCGTCGGGGTTAGTCTCGTCAATGTTAGCGTCAACATATCGGAGTATTTCTTCCATCGGGAAATCGATTTCCTGACATTTCAATATCGAATCTATAATTACGCCAATATCACTATTTGTTATTATCATTTATTCCGCCTCCTCTTCCTGCTCTATGTCGTTGATAGTCACGATGTAATCTTCCATTGGGTCTTCGCGCTCATCATCACATCCGCGATTGATGAACAATACGCGATAGGCTTTATAGATGCGCTCATTATATCCAAGAAATGCGTGGTTATTGCTCATATCGTCAAGTTTTACCGGCTCAACGCCGACTACCTCACCGCCCAAGTCCGGCCAATAATCGCCAACCTCCGGCACGTTCTTCACTTCTTGAAACCTCCTAGCTCCATTCACGGTATATAATTTTATCATAGTTGTTTACCCTTGCGCTACCTTGTAACGCCCTTTCTTTATTTGATATATTCATTATATCTATTAATAGATATAATGTCAATACCTTATTTTAATTTTTTTAGAAAAATCTGATCTTCTCTTCGTCGGTCGGTTCAGATATGAGAACATCGCCCGGCTGACATCTTAGCAGCAGACATATCTTATTAAGCGCATCCATCGAAATGGTCGCACCGTGCCGGATATTTGCAAGTGTCGCACCGCTCAATATCTTATCCGCCATAAGCCGCGGCTGTGAATATCCGCGCGCCTTGAGTTCAGCAAGGACATCAATTTTATATTTTATCATTATATATATCTCCTTTCTGGAGCTGTTCCGCTCCGATTAAAAATTCTATATCTACTATATAATATAGATAGTTTTTTGTCAAGAAAAAAAATATCTGAAAAAAGATATAAATACCTATTGACAATATCTGATATTAGATATATAATCAAGCTATCAATTAAGAAAGGCGCCCAGCAAGGGCGAGAGGTAAAATAAAATGGAAAGAATTGAAGAACTGCAAAAGGAATTAACAGAAGTCTGCGGCAATTATGAAAACGATTGTTCCAAATGTCCAAAGCAGGCCGAATGTGAGGAATTTTGTAAATTAGCGCAGATTTACGAAATCGTGAACAGATAAGAAAGCGGGGCGGAAATTATGAAAACAATAGAAAAAGTCGAGATTGAAAAGTTGAGCTTCCCGATTGACGGCATTTACAATTATAACGCTATGATTTTTAAAAGCATTGACGGCGGAAAAACATTTCTACATTGCGGATATGGTAAGTATTTCGCAACTCTTAAAGAGGCCGAAGCATACAAGGCAGAATTTGAACCGCAATAGTCGGGAACCGCCTCCCGGCGGTCTGCAGGAACTGCCCCACCTGTACTGATGAGACAGGGCACACAATGAAAGGATGGATATTATGAAATTATATGAGCTAATTAATGAATATTGCGAGCTTGCGAGAATTTGCGACGCAGCAGAAAACGATTACGAAAAGAACCCCGAAAGTGCAGAGGCGGAAGAAGTTTTCGATAAAGCATATAAAGATGAATTTGATAAATACATAGAATGCGCAAATTACATTGTTAATTGCACATGCGGCAAGATTAATTTTGAGCGCGCTAAATATCTTGTCAATGTTAAATACGCGGAAATCAAGAGATTAGCACTTGAAAACGGTATTTAAGCCGAAACGCTCCGATCTGGAGCGTCAGCCGTGGGACGGTTCCCGGCTCTGATGATGGCAGACTAGAAAGGAAAGAAAATGAGAAAATATCAGATTACAGCAGCCAACAAGGCACATTTTGAAAGCCTTATCAAGGATTACAGAGCCGCCGGGTTTATGCTCGTAACGCTCGGAAACCGTATTGCAGAGTTAGAAACCGAATACGAATTTGTACAAATTGAATATTAGCAGGCAAGCCGGCGCCATTGTCCGGGGTTCAACTCCCCGGATTGCTTTTACCCGGAAATGGGAAAAATTGAAAATATGGAGGGCTAAAAAATGAACGAAAAAGAACGAAAACAGCTTGAAACGGCTTTAAAAAAATTAGAAAAATGCGGCGGAGACTGCAAGCACTGCGAGAAATGCCATGTGTACACGGCATCTGGTGAAAAGGCTTTGTATATGGCTGTCGGTTGTGATCTCCTGCCGTTGTCCATGTTTGAAGCTATTGCAAATCATCCAAGCGAACTACACCGAGAAGCGAAAGAAACGGCAATTTTTGAGTTATCATAGCCGCCGCAGAGGATGCCCGCCGGTAGTGATCCGGCGGCGCGGTGCTACCGCCCCAATGTGGGCGGATAAATTAATATCAGGAGGTGCGCGAAATGTGGCGTGTGGAATGGTGCGGCAGTTATTGTGGTTTTTCTCGCTCATTTGAAGATGAGCGAGAAGCACGGAGGTTTTACAATTCAATTTTCGCAAAAAATAAAATAATACGAAAATGCAATTAACAGCAGGGCGGTACATACCGCCCTTATTCCGCGTGACGTGGTGTTGACATATCCGGCACGCCGGGGTATTATGACTTTATAATTATATTTTTACACCCTTTGAATAAGGTGTAAAACAATACAAAAAGGAGGTTTGCGGATGTGGTAATGGACATTGATTTTTTGGAAAAATTAAGCTATAAAGAGGGCGCGGAACTCTTGGCACTGGTTGGATATGTGAAAGATTGCGGTGTCACGTCCGTCACTGCCTGGGCGTCGGAATTCGCACGGGATGAGTGTTGGATTCTTTACGATGCGAGCGGAGCCGAAAAAGATATAATGGCGTGGACTGAATATTTCAACTTCTTAAAAAAACCCCCGCGGAGTGATGCTGATATTGCTATTGCGAGATGGGAACACGTGAACTGGCGAATTGCACGCAAGGAGCAATAGCAGCGTATCCGTTTTTTTTATTGGCCGGCAGTAGGACCAGTGCACCCGAAATCTGAAATCGTTCAGAACCGTCAAAAAAATTTTCGGAAATTTTACGCGAAAATGAGAAAATGTTGAAAACGGTTTTTCGGGTGCCATATACAAAGGTAGGGGGGTATCAAAAAAGTTGACCCAAAAATTTTTTCAAAAATTTTTAAATTTTACGGAGGATATATATGCCATTAATAAATCATCAAGGGGAGAGGATTTCCTACGAATGCGAAGATTTAATCAAGGAATTAGAGGATGATATTGCTGAATTTGGTGGCGATATGATAGTCGATGTCGTTACTATGAGGGCAAAAGGTGTAACCCTTTACGTTGATTACAATTTTGTTGAAGAGGGGAAACCACCATTTGAATTGAGAGAATATGAGAGCCACAAATTGATGAAAGCATCTATGCTGTTGGCTTTGTTGAAAATGGAAAATTCTATATGTTAAAAGGGATATGACTTTTGCCATATCCCTTATTTTTTACTCTATAAATACTACCGGCGCATCGCCATCAAATAGTTTGCTGTCTATTTTCTGCCCTTTGTCCGCCCAAAAGCATCGCGCTTTTTCAAAACGTCTATGCTTTCTTACAATAGTATACCGGTTATTCAATGAATAAACAGTGCCGAGACAGTTGCGGTCGAATTTGTCTACCGGTATATATGCCGGTTCTGATAATTCTCCGGTTCGCGGTTCGTCATACTCCGTTAAGTCGATTATCTCAACACTTTGTATGTCACATAAATCGCCGTATTCGCCCAACGACGGATAAATCGGCGGATTGGTTAATGCTTTGTATATTGCGTCCAAATCCTCATCATCAGCCTTAATATAGATTGTCAGATTAAGGTCAGTAAGCATCGCATGGTTTTTTATGGACGCTACCCAACCGGTATGCGAGCCATTTTCATCATCTGTAATAATATCCCATCGCTTTTTTGCATCCGCATTTACCGTTTTAAAATGATAACCGCCTTGCCATTCGCGTCTGACCTCGGTGTTCATAATTCCCTTGCCGGAAATAAAGAAGTCTAAAGGATGATAGGATGTCCACTGGCATAAATTGTGTATCAGGCCACATACTGTACTGAATGGCGGTAATGGATAGCAATCTGCACCGCACGGTGCCATATGGTCTCTAAAATGTGCCATTTGTTGGAATGTCTTTAATTTTACCACTTTCATATATATTCGTACCTCCGAAAAGTAATAAAAGCCATAGATAGTCTATGACTTTTCCACAATGTGTCTATTTATTATATGATTTAAGTAAATCTTTACATTCCAAAATGGTTACTATTAATATTTGCTATTATAATACAGTGCAATCTGCTATTTGTCAACACTATTTTTTATCTGCCGTAGATATAATGAGTGCCTTTGCTCCGTATTCAGATTTCCCGATTTCTTCACGAATTTTGTTTTCAGTGATGTCTGGATTAGTTTTCTGCACCCTTTCATAAAGTGCCTTAAGGTCAATCATAATGCCCTCCTTAGTACATTTCTTATAATTTCCTCGGCCATATATACAATCTTCCTGCCATACAGCGACATAAAGTCGGCGACTATTTCCTCGGTCTTGATGTCAAGAAAATATCCGTACTCAAAGGCATATGCGTGTGTGAGTTCGTGACATAAAACTTTATCAAACATACGGTCAGACAATCCTTGCTTAATGTATATTGTTTTAACATTGTTGTCCGTCACGCCCAAAGTGTATACACCGTCACTGCGGATTAATAATTTATTATGCCCGTCTACGGCTTGTATTTGCCATAATGAGCCGTTTATCTCAATTAGCATAGATTTCCTCCAACATCATACAAACCGCCGTGATAACGTCAATATGCGCGTTACCACGGCATTGTAGTTACATCTTTGTGACTAATGTTGACAGTTTAGATTTTGCCAAGGCTTTCTCTTCTGCTGTCATACCGTCAATCATATCCGTAATATCTCCGGCAAGTTCCTTGATGTACTCATCAAGTGCTTTCATCTTGTGCTCTTTATCTTCCTTTGTGTTCTCGCGGTGCATATCCCTAGTTTCGGTGTAATGTCTCTTTGCCGTGTCGTAGCGGCTTTCGGTTCTTCCGCTATCCATTGTTGCCGGCTCTGTAAAGTACATTCTGCCATAGGATTTATCCATATCGCGGTACATCTCCGGTGTCATATGCCAATAAGGCGGTTCTTCATAACCGTGTCTGCCGACATATGTTCCTTTGCCCTTTGGTGCAAATCTTCCGGTTGTCTTATAGCGGTAATCGTCATAGAAACGTCTGCCACCATCTTCTTCCATTTCCTCTGTCAGAACACGGTAGTACATAGCTTCAGCAAGGTCTTTGAGCATATCTGTAACTTTACCCATTTCGTCCGCGTCAATGTGCTCTGTTCCCTTGTCAAGTTCAGCTTTAGCGCACTCTGAAAGTTTTTCTATCATATCGTGCATTCTTGATACGTCCATACTGCTACCTCCTAACCTACGCGATTAACCGTGATGTTGGCATTTGCCACACTGATCGTCTGCGTTGAAGTGTTCTTAACCGACACCTGTTCACAACATCCGCAAGGGAGCCATACATCCGTTGCCATAGCGACATTGTTAAACTCTTCTACTGCCGCCGGAGTAGAAATCGCAAGTGTTGATAAGTCCGGTTCTCCGTTTATTGCAATCGCAAGAGAGATTGCTCCGGCCGTTCCACCGGTAGGCACCGCGATATTGCCGGAAAACTCTACTCTGTACTTTGCACGACAGCTGTTAGTCGCACCTTTAACCTGTATCTGACCGCTGCCGGCTCTATGTGTAATACAACCTCTGTTGCAGCTAGATGTTGTGTCTGTGAATAAGACATTACTGTTTGCCGCTACAGTCTGTGCGGCAACTGTTGAAAATTCTGCCATTTTTCTTTCCTCTCTTTCATAAAATAAAAAACCACCAACTGAATATTAGTTGATGGTTTAAAAATCCATTATTTACTTTTTGTAGTCTGTTGCACACATTCCTATGCATTGCGGAGTTCCGTATTTTTCAATATAATCTTCATCTCCGTATCGTTTAACACAAACATACATTGTATCGTGCCAATTTGTTCTCGCATCTTCTATTTTTGAAGTATGGTCAATTACAATGTCTGATATTTCAAATGGTGCATTTGCCGCTCCTATCTCTTGGCAAAAGTCTTTGTGAATTTGGTATATGTATTTTTTCATATCATCAAAGTTTTCAAATTCCCTTGCTGTTTTTAGGGATTCAGCTAATCCACCTCTATGTTGTCTGAAAATAACCATTCTGGCACTCCTTTCTTTTTCGGAAATTGTACCACGAATTTAAAAATCCATCAACTTAATATTCTGTTTTCAATGTGCAAAAGGGCAAACATTATAGTCTGCCCTTTATCTTCCCGACATTTATGTCGGTAACATCAAGTAATACTGCTTAGCAGACATAATCGAGTTAAACTCAATTAAGATACTCAATTATTCATTTTTGCGTAGCTGCTACTTTTAGCAGCCACATCCGGTATTGCAACCACATCCGTAAGCATAAGCGTTAGGATTAGGAACAACATATGCCGGAATAGCCTGAGGATTAACTGCGTTGATGATCTGACTTGCCTGTGCGTTCATAGCCGTAGTCAGAAGTGCATTCTGTCTATCCTGTGATGCGGCAAGTCTTAAGCTGTTGTTTTCCGCCTGCAATGTGGCTATCTTGTCCTGGCATAAGTAGTCAAGGATTGCCTTTGTGCCTGCGTTCTGCGTGTCGATAATGTCCCTTGTGTTGCTGTTCATTGTGTTCTGCAATGCGCAAGTGTTGGTTGCCATATTGTAGTTGACATTCTGAATGGCCTCACGGGTTTCACAGCAGCAATTTGCAAGCTGTGACTGTAAAGCATTGGTATTCTGCATATTAGCGACCGTATCGGCGTTAATAGCCTGCTGAATACCGTAACCGGTCTGCATAATGTTTGTGTTTATGCCGTTAAAACCGGTCAGCATACTGTTGTTTGCAGCATAAAATCCGTCACATAAGCCGTTAGTTATGCCGTCAAGTTTGCTGATAACTGCGGAGTTATCAAAACCGCGCTGAATATCAGCTTGTGTGGCTGCTGTTGCGGCATAGCCACCATTGCCACCGAAACCGCCGAAGCCATTGCCCCAACCGCCAAAGATAGCAAATATTACGACTATGAACCAAAGCCATCCGCCGTCAGTCCATCCGCCGTTGCCGTTGTTACCGTCAATATTGGCGACCAAAGGTACGGATGCACAATTTGAATTAAACATAATTTTTACCTCCGAAAAAATTTATATACTTAACCTTGCAAGAATTAGTATCAAAATGATGTCACTGATTGCCAAATTTACCCTTTACCTGATTAAATACCTCGTCCGCGTTCAGACCTTTTTCTTTACATAAGTTCCGTGCCATTTGTTCTACGCCCCGCATATTGCCTTGCTGTGCCATTTGCATAACATTTTGCACCATTGGGTTACTCATAATCTGGTTGTTCCCCATCATCTGCTGTATGAACTGTTTCGGGCCGGCTTTCATCATCTGAAAAATGCTAATTGGGTTCATTCTTCCTCACCGCCTTTGCTTTGAGTTCGTGAAGTTTTTCTTTGAGTTGCCAAAGATTTATCAAACCTGTCTTCTAATTGCCCGATTTTCTCCGAGAGTTCATTAAACTTATTCAGAAATAGGTCTGTGCTTTCGTCTGATAGGTCAAATTTGGGTTTTATTGTTGTGTCTGATGAATTGCTAGGCTCGGTGGAACTAACGGGTCTAAAAGTCAAAATACGCGTTCTACACTCTTTCACAATCCATTGCTTACCATAAATTTCCGTGCCGTCCGCTTTGGGGAAATAATACATATTTCCATCCATTGGAATATCAGTTGCCTTTACCGTATCTTCGCCATCAACAATTTTCCCTATAAAATTAATTTGCTGTGGCATTAACTGTGACATTTGGGGTTGTTGGTTCGCCATTGGCATCTGTGCCGTGTACATTTGCTCCTGTTGTTGAAACCTTTGTAAATTAGCCATTGGATTATAATTGTACGCCCCATATTGAGGAGTATAATTATTCGTCATAGGTGTCTGATAAGGATTGTTTATCAT